ATCAGTCCATCGATATAATACGCAACATCCTTATACTTTTCTCGCGCCTTAGCCTCGTCGGCAACGAACTCATTCTTAATCTTATTGGAACGAGCAACGGAATATGGATTATCACTTTCATGCTTTTTGTCATATGCGCTCCATTCCGCTATTTGCCGCTTCAGCTCGGCTATCTTATCATCATCCGTCAGCGCTTCAAGCTGCTTTTTCGCGTTCTTGATCTGAGCTTCATGAAGATTCTGCATCTTCCACAGCTCACCAAGACCACCGCACACATCGTTGACTGCACTTTTAATTGTTGCGATTGTTCCAAATGTCACAATGAAGCCAGTATAGTCCTTGCCGAACTCATCAATGATGTGATTAAATACGATTTCCTGCTGATCCGGGCAAACGTCAGTATCAATATCGCCCTGCTCGACACGGTACTCAGACGCGAATCTTGAGAAGATTGTGCCGAACTTAATAGGATCAATGTCGGTGATATCAAGAATATAAGCGATCTTCGAACCACCGACAGATCCTCTTCCTGGGCCAGTAGGAATACCATGAGAGTGACACCATGCAATAATCGTGTGCATGAACAGCATGAACCCATACATATTCAGCTTATCAAACACACGGTTCTCTTCCTTCACTCCTTCCCTAAAGGCCTGCGCTTCTGACTGAGGAATCACGCCGCTGCTGATCTTATCTTCAAGCATACGGTCAACGGTTTCGAGGTAAATTTTCTTATCATTTTCTGCGGATCCATTCAGAATCGGATACTTGATGGAACATTCTTGTTCTACTGGCGTACACATTTCAGCAAGCAAGTTAGTATTATCGAGTGCCGCCATATAGTCATCTTCTGACAACACGCCCTGCTTCCGGAATATATCAACGACTTCATCGTATGAGTGCATCGTAAGATCAAGATCGTCTTCTGCCGCATACGCTATATGCTTACGTGCCATCACAATCTTTCTGCAATCCATCGCATACTTGTCAATGCAGTGTGTATCTGTTCCGCAGATCAGCGGCTTTCCGGTGGCGTGACTGATATCGGCAAGCCGCTTATTCAGGAACATCTGCTCAGTAAATCCGACATGCGGCTGTACCTCAAGGAACGTATACTTGCGGGCAAGACGATCGAAATACGGATCATCCTCATCAAGTCTCGCTAGTGGGCCAGCAACACATGCCGATGTGCTGATAATGTTGTCTGAGATTCCAAGAAACTCGTCGAACGACAGGCGCGGCTTATAGTAAAAATGATCGCGCTGGTTTGAAATGCTTACGAGCTTATTTAGCTCCTTTACGCCATCATAATTCCGCGCAATCAAAATTGTGTGATAATTGTCGCGAACCTTTTCGCCATCAAGCGAGCGTGTCAGATATACTTCGCATCCGTGTAAGAACTGCAGCCCGTAATCCTGCGCCGTACGTGTTGCTGAGATCCAGTTGAATATATTGCCGTGGTTTGTACGGGCGATATACTTCATACCAAGACTCTGTGCGCGTTTGCAGTAAGCCTCAAACGGAGTTACCGAATCAAGTAGGCTGTAATAGTCATGCAGGTGTGTAAGAACGTAGTTATTTGACATCCGGTTCCTTTCTGCCGTGCATGTCGGCGTCATGAATCAGCATGACCTCGTCAATAGTTTTATTGCCAAACAGCGTCTTATCTTTAGTCTTTAAGATATCGTTATCCTGATACAAATATGGACGCATATGAAGTTCTATTAACAGCGCACGATGCAGTTTATCACCGAATGACGTAAGATCATGCACCATCAGGCTGTTATAAGCTCCTACATTCTCATGCCCATAATAATATGCTTCACCGTCGACAACTGTCTTGGTATCAAACTTTCCGATATCATGAAGAAACGCAGCAGACTGAACTACCTTGTCTGCATCTTCATGACATCTTTTCATCCACTCACGGCACATTAGCATGTGATTGCCAAGCGATTCTGCGTGATACTTGCTCTTCTGGTTAAAATCCAAAAGATCCTGTATTCTAATTCCTCTACTAGCACTGAAATATAAACGAATGCGTGACCATCCCTCCTGAGGACACGGGACCTCAAAGTGATGCCACATATCAAGCATCTTTTCCTGAGGCACCTGGTCAAACCACCGCTTATCATTACGCCGCTTACACACACTGAACGGAGCAACGCACACAATGCACTCGTAAGCGATATTTGGATACTTCGCTTTAATCTGGCTTAATGTCGACATCCGCCGCTTCCGGCTTATGTTTGTAGCGTCATAAACAACGCTGTGCTTCTGCCCAAGCTCTTCCAGCGTCCGCTTCAGCATCTCTCCGAACACCTGCGAATTCTCTTCCGGCGTAAATCCGTTGCCACTGCCGAACATCTCCTGCCGGATATCATCAGACGAAAGCACAGTTGCCTTAGTCTTGAGTGATGACGCATATGTTGTCTTTCCGGATGCGGGAAGCCCCACCATCATTGTGAACCTTACTGACATTATTATTCCTCCTAAAACGTTGGCTGACTATAAGCTGACATGTCAGAGAGTTTGTTATCATGCTATATCCTTATCCCTTCCAAACACCGCATCCTCATATCCCGCCTGCTGTCTCTCGAGGCATTGAGGAAGCGGAAGCTGCTTTCTATATACCGTCTTGTCCCACGGATATTTATGATCATATTCCGCATAATCTGAGTAAAATCTTCTTGAACTCACGTCATAATGCATTGGGATATCTTGGTCGATATGCCCGCCCATGCGGTCTTTCGCGATATTAATAACCACATCATAGTTGTTATACGGTGATTCAACGTCCTGCTTCTCCTGCTTTGACACACGTCTTAGGCCAATCGTTCTATGAGCCAGATTCGTTATATCGGAGCTTCCGGCGATTGAGTCAAGGTCGATATCCGTCGTAGGAGCCTCTCCGCTCATTCTCTTACGCAGGTGGCAGCATAGCAGAACAGCGACCTGCCACTTGGCAGCAAACGCGATCAGGCGGCTTATAAACTGCTTCTGTGATTCAAGCTTATCGTCAGAGGTATTTTTCAGATTGATCGTCATCAGGTTATCCAGAATAAGAAGCTTAACTCCATATTTCCTGACATTATCTTCCATAGATGTAAGAATTGAATCTTCGTCTCTTGGAAAATCTTCCCGATAGAGAAAAAGCTGATTGTTCATATATGAGTTAATGTCATATTTTACATCATCATTTACGGTGTAATACACATCTCCGTTTTTGCCGGTATGCGCACACATGTGCCTTGGCCCCGCAAGCTGAGCCATAAGCCACGACTTCGTGTATTCTGGAAGCATTTCTCCAGAGAACAGAAACACCGGATAACCCTGTTCGATGCTATTTGCAATCAGCGCGTTCGTAAACGATGACTTGCCGGCGCCAGAGCGACCAGCCAGTAACGTAAGAGTTCCAAAGAACAGCTTTGTCAGCACCTTATCGACTTCCTTAAATCCAGTCTCAATTCCAGGCATCTGCGACATATCAAGCTCGGCAATATCCGAAAAGTTCACAACCGATGGAATTTCAGATTCCTTTGGATTTGTTACCGCGCTTAACAGTGCTTCTGGACCAGCCCAATACAGATACTCGTTTGCATCTTTAATGTGATGCTTGTTACCGTTTGCATCGACATATATATCTGGAATATCAGCAACACAAACGCGCCACGAACCAAGTCTATCTCGGATATTATCATTCATCTTTCTACCGGGCTCGTCGTGGTCTCCGCAAACAATTATCTTTGTCCACTGATCCAGGAATTCCAGATTTGTTTTGATCCACTCGTACGACGTAGCTCCTGAAAGCGGAGAAACCACATTGGTATATCCGGCAGTTACAAAACTAAGTACGTCTGGCTCTCCTTCAGCAATTACAAGCGGCATTGTTGGCGTTACGCGGTTCATGTTAAACAGATTCTCAGATGAGGATGTGCCTTTTTGATGCCACATCTTCGGAGATCCCGGTGTGCGGTGAAGCTCAGTCGGCTTATACTTGACATCCGTTGCAACGTCCTGCGGATTATAAGTGATAAACACACTGTTTCCGTATTCGTCAGCCCTTACGTCACAGAAATCGAGCGCCTTCTTTGACACCTTCCTAACAGACCAATACTGCTCAACCTTGGTTCTGTCATTATCCTGTGACGGAAGAGTCGGATAAATGTAATTCTTCTTTTCCGTTTTTACATGCTGCTCTGAGAAGTTATACGAGATACCGGCCTCTTCAAATATCTTTTTTACCGCGTCAATGTATGTAAGGCCGGATTCTTCAAGCGCGGTAATGACATCCACCGTGCATCCACATCCGAAACAGTGAGCATAATATTTTTTATCGTTGTAGCAGAAGCTTGCGGTATGTTCGACATGCTTTGGGCAGCAGGCTTTGCGCTGTCTTAAAGTGGTATCATTGGCGATACCATAGCAATCGCAAATGATTTCCCAGTTACGGTCGCCAAGTTTTTCTTTTGCATCATCTATCAGGGTCCTTGGAACCATTAACATAGCGCATCACTCCTGCTTCCGTTCGTACATCGTCATGAATGTATCGCACATCCAGCACGTTTCATCGTCCGTTCCATAGTGCTTGCATGTGCTGCATGTTGCGTTTTTCGTTTCTACCAGCTTAATCCGACAATCTTCGAGCCGCCCAGACTCCATGTTCTCATTGCGCTTACCTATCAGCGTGCATATTCCGTTATGGCAGCACACGCATTCAGCGCACGATTCTGGAAGCTCCATATCTTTAATTACAACCATGTATCAACCTCGCAAAAATTGGATGTTTGTCTTTTAACGACATGTGTGGAACGGCATGTATACTACTTGCTCGCCCGTGAAGAGATTAGCGGCAGGCATACTATCAACTCTGTCTATATTGACATCATATGGATTGTTTTCGATCCAATCCGGTTTCATACCTTTTGCGAAACAGAATTGCATCAGCTTAATATAGCTGCTTCCTCTTACAGGCACTCCGTCAGACCGGATTGCATCCATGCCATGTTCGAATGGATTACGAAACTTTATCTCATTTTTAATTACTTCTGTGTCGTTGTCGTCCTTTGATGACCATTCCGTATAGATGTCGCAGGATATATAGTCCTCATGCTTATGCCTCTTAATGTTTGCAATCCACTTAGGTGAAAAGATGTCAGTTACGATACGGATAATATCTTCATTCGATAGGTCGCAAATATTCACGTTCTTCTCCTTGATTTATGTTCTGTTCCGCCAGCAGCTTTTACTGAGTCTAACGATCTTCATGGATTTCCTTTTAACATGGCAAACTTCTTACAAGCTCCGCCTCGGCTCTTTTAATTCTTGCGGGAATCAGAGACTGTAGCATCCATTCCCGCAGTTCCTCAAAAGATTCAGACGCCCCATACGGATATTCTTCAGATGCCTGTACGCCGTACTTCCAGGCGGCCTTGAGATAGGCATCTTCCGTCAGCGTCTCCCACACCTCTTTCTGGTCTTCCCAGTGACGAATTGCACGTTCAGCGTCTTGTACTTTTGTCTTTTGCAGTTGTGATAACCCGTCTGTTATTTGTTTTCTGTAGCAGTCATGGCCAAGATGAATGATGGTTCCATCCGCCGCTGTGATCTCGCATACATTCCGGATACTCTGCCCGCAGCAGTCACATCTGATCGGATTGCTTCGATAAAAACTAATCTGCCGTATTTTCATATTCCTTTTTAGGCCTGTATGGGCAGCTGTGGCGATATCCGCATAGCACAGAACAATAATAATTGTCAGGATTCGGCGGAAATTCTGTTTCTTTTTCGATTTCCTTTATTGTGTCTGCAGCCCACTTGACCGCCGCATTATAGTCGCTCTCGATAAATTCGTAGGTTAATATTTTATTCATACGGAACATATTCCAACGCAGTCTTGCAGGGAATTTACCGTATGTTTCCTTTACCCATTTTGAATATAAGAGCTGCTGCCTTTTAAACGATTCCCAGTGCCATTGATCAGTTTTAGAAATAGCCCCATTCTTTAGAATTTTCAGACGTGTCGATTTGTGATCCCAACATTCGATTTCGCCGTTATTTTTTCTTTTTAACAGAAGATCAATGAATCCAATAAAATCATGTCCGTCAATTTTAGTTGTGATTTTCTGTTCAACGCCGAGAATATCGTATTTATCAGTAATGTCCGCCACTGTCTGCAAGTAAGCAAGACCAGACTCGTAGGCATCTGTCGCAAGATCTTTATATTTGTTTTTGGGAAAATCGTGTGTAACGTTATCCAGATAATGCTCTTTGTAATAGTCTGTAATATTAAAAATGTTGAGTTCTCCTTTAAAGAAGAACTCAAGACATTTGTGGACGAAGCCTCCGAAATCAGAATAGGCATTGCCCTCCTGTGGAATACAATCAATATAATTGCACTTCCATTCGTAAGGGCATCCTTTTTCTTTTTCGCTTCCTCCAAAGGCATTAATCCGGCTGAAACTCCACGTCATCGAATTCACGATTTCGTGCTGAAAGAGTTCATCCATATGTTAATCCTCATGACCACGGAAGAGTTGATTCATATCCGCTATCGGTCGGAATACCCGCCTGCGGATCAGGAGCTGCTGACGTCGTAGTAACAGGACGATTTGGCGTTGTCTGTGCATCAGAGCCTGACCGCTTCCCCGGTCCAAACTCGACGTTATTAACCATCACATCAAAGCTATATCCCTTTGTTCCATCCTGCTTTGTGTAGCTGCCAGTCTGCACATGGCCTTCTACAATAATTCCGTCTCCCTTGTGGAAGTGCTCGGTGATAAACTTGATGCGCGAATCCATAAAGTCAACAACTCTAAACCAGTCGGATTCGTACTGACCGTCTTTGTTCTTGTAGCTGCGTCTTACCGCGACATTCATGGTAAGCTGCTGCTTCCCGTTAAATTCTCTAACCTCCGGATCCGCACCAAGGTTCCCACTGATAATAATCTTGTTCATAAAATTAATTCTCCTTTTAGTTAGGCAATAGCGTTCAGCTCTTCAAGCAGCGAACGCGCAACATCGATATCTGTAATGCTGTTCGGATTTCCAGACGGTGCGTACTTCTTAACTGTACTCATCACAGCTTCCTTATGGGTTGAATAAAGCCTTCCCGCAGTCGCATTAATCAGCTGCTTCACACTCGCAATATCATCCACAGGTGACTGCGCTGCAACCGGCGCTTCATGCTTCGGTGCTGTTACTCCGCTATTAGCCCAATCATACAGCCGTTCGCCGTCTTCCTTTGTAAGCGGCCTGTACGAGCCTTCAAACAGATGTGTGTTATCCTTCGTGGTAACAGCAACATGCGTGTCCTGTGCGATATTCCACGTTACTGTGTACTCATACTCAATCTGGCTGTCCTGAATTGGTGCAAGACCCTTTTTAGATACCGTCTGTTTTCCTTTGTCGTTTGCTTCAAGAACGTACTCTTCCTTTGATCTCGCCGTCGCAATAATGCAGATCGGAGCCTGAAGAATATATTCAAACAGTTTTGTGTGTCTTGCCTTCAGCGGTCTCCAGTTCTGGAAGCTGTTACCAGGCATCGAATCATGAACGCGATTAAGGTACTGCCATTCGTGACTCAGGCTGTCAATTACAAGCACCGAGCATCCTGCATCAACCGCTTCCTGGATAGCCGCAATATAACTTTCCGGGCTGTACTTGTCATCTGCGTTACGCCCAGCGCCGAGGTCGTCAATCACACCGAAGTCGAACTGGTCGGCATAATAGTTTGCTCTTCCGTTTTCCGTATCTACAAGAGCAATTCCCTTGTGCCCCGCCTTTGCATCATATCCCGTTGCAAGCGAAAGCGCGGAATATGTCTTGCCTGCCCCTGACGCGCCATCAAGCAGGATCTTCGGGTAAATGTTAAATCGCTTTGCTTTTACAAGTGCCATAAATTACATCTCCTTTTACTCTTATTCATTCTGATCGGTTACCACACCGCTTTCCCAAAACTGGCTAAAAAAATCTTCATCGTCGCCCTCGCTTTCGTTGAATGATGTTAATACTGGCGAATGAGACTCATTATCCACTTGGCGAAACGGTAAGCTAATACATGTGATGTCAGAACTGCGACACCGTGGACAACACTTCTGTCCGATATTTGCGTTTCCGTATTTGTGATATTTTGTCGCCATCTCGCTCCCGCTAAACACATTTCCGCAGAAGCGACACGACCATATATATTCGTCTGCCATATCTGAACACCCGTTGCATGACGCGCTCCTTTCTTAATTGCTATGGCTGTATTATATCATTTTGTTGGATGTTTGTCAACTAGATACGGTGTAGCGTACTCGTACTACTTGATCCAGAAGCACGTTGCATTCACACCTTACTAAATGTGGCAATGTCTCGCTGCGCTTGCTGTTCGAATTCCTCAACCCTATTAAATGCCTTACGCGCACTAACCTGCTTATTATAAGTCTGTATTGTTGTCTCTATAAATTGCTCTCGCTGATCATTGTTATACATTATGCCGAACCTCCGATCTGAGTAATTACTCCATTTACGATTTTACTTAACAAGTTCTCATCCGTGATCGTTCCGACATATTTTTCTGCCTTTAGCTCCGTAATATCTATGGTCGATATCTGTTCGCACACTACATAGCTCGTACGGCTAAGTCCAAATCCACGAATCATGATGTGATATGGCACTCGTGACGCAGAAAAAGAGCTTGTCAATGGAATAACATTTACCGTTCTGGCAAAACAATTGTTATGGTCATTCGATATTACAAGCGCCGGGCGTTCCTTTGTGAGTATATGCCCGTGCTTTTTCTTGTTAAGTGTAATATAATATAAATCTCCGCGATGAATCAATTGTTATCTTCCTTTTAATCGTACAACATTGCAAAAGCATCATCCAGTGTCACAGACATACCTTCGTCGAGAAGCTCATTCCTGTAATCATTAGAAATAATTCTGGCGACTACACACATTCGACAATCGTCTCCATGATTTGGGCATGATGCACAAATATCTTCCATCTGATTAATATCGCTTTTATCGTAAATCCATGATGTAGGTTCCATATTATGCCCTCCTATTGAATATAGTATTCGGTTACATCTACCACTTTGTATGCTTTTGTGTAGTCGATGCAGTCTAGTTCTATGTCGTTTCCGTTTTCGTCGGTGGTATTAAAATAAAACTGATAGACTTTGCCGTCTTTGGTCACGCCCAACTGATAAAATTCATCGTCTTCAATCATTTCATCATCGCCGCCCATGTAGACTTCATAAGTTTCATTGTCTACGGTTACATGTATTAAATAATTGTCAACATTGCTCTCTTTAGCATACCAGGGCTTATCTTTGTCAGAAATAGGGTCTGCTTTAAACCACTTGTTTAACAGTTCTGCGATTCTCTTCTTGCTTATCATATTTGCCACCTCTCTTTCCTTTTGCGATCTGCTATCATAGGACACCAGATCAACCCTGAACACGTGTTCCAAAACAAATCTTATCCATAATATCTGCAGCCTTGTGCTTGTCTTCCCCATCGTCAATGATATACATCTGTGTTGTGGCAGGACTTGAATGTCCCATCGCACGCTGTACATAGTAAATATCCTTCGTCTGCTGGTAAAGCATGGTTCCGTATGTGCGACGCAACGCATGCGGCGTAATTTGCTTTCCATCTACTTGCGGCATCAGCTTTGTCATAGTTTTTTCGATTCCATGCGGGCTAATCCGTTGTCCATCTTTATTGATAAATACCGCAGTTTGGTTTTGAATTCCCATTTTTGCCAGCATAATGTCGCGGTCAACAAGCCACAGATACAAATAACGAGCTGCTGTATCTGAAATAACTTTTTCAAATTCTTTATTTCTCTTGTCAACGACTATGATAGAGGCGCCAACCACGTCTGTGGCAGAATGAATCTGCCCATCCGACGACACTACCTGAAAACGAATATTTTCAATATCCAATTCTGAAAGCGCTGTCACTCGTATGCCCGTCTGCAAAAACAGTATCACCATGGCAAGATCTCTTGTTTTAAATTCTCCGTCATACTCGCTAATATCTTCCAGAACATTACGAATTCCTACCTTATTTAATGATACACGCTTAACATTATCATGCCCTGTAGGACGCTTAATGGACTGTAGCGGATTTGATTCGATTTCATGTGTTGAAACTAGGTATGAAAAAAAATTATTAAGGCATGTCCAAACTAACTTACGATATGCAACAGATGTCGGTACTTTCCCTTCTGTTGTTATCTTATACTGAATGGAATGTAAAAATTCCGCTACATTATTTGTGTTGAAATTATGCGGATCACTAATGTCTACATCAAGTTCGCTACTTATATAATTCAAATAATTCACGACGTGCTTAAGATATTCGCTCTTTGTTCTCATTGACGGATATTGCATTGATAAATAATACGATCTTACATACGCAGGTTTGCCTTCGATACGCTTTGAGATCGTATTTTCAACAGCCATCTGATAATCATCTCTACCTGTCATAAACCGATTTACCAGTCCTTTCATAATAATATGTTTTTATTTCTAACAACCCGCTAAAGTACCCCTCAACTTTTAACCTGTCATCCCATCCCTCCGGTTTCTCTACCCAAACTTTATGGTATGTTTTGCCATCTGCTATGTCGTTAGCGACTTTTCTATATGGAGCATAAATATAATCAATACACTCCTTACTAATATCTTTCTTACAAAATAGCTTCGTATCTTCAATAACTTTGCTAATTTCCTTTTCAAAATTAGCAAATTCACATGTGAATGCCATAATATACATATATTTATTTAAGTCAATATTATCACGCACGACCAGGTAAGCTACGGGATTGTATTGAATATCAAGCTCCGTTGCATTCTTATTATATTGTTTGGTTTTAATAGCCTGCAATACAATCCACGCACCTAAGATAAGTGGTGAAATAATCCAAACATACCAGCTTCCGATTAAAGAGAAGTCAAATATAAAAATTAGCAGGAAAATCAGCTCAAGCGTTTCATTTGTTCCCCACGCAATAAATTGCTCGTCTCTTAAGCGAATACGTGTCTTCAGCATATATGGCGTAAGGTTCTCTGGCGGTTGGGCCAGAATATATTTCTCATCAGGTGTCATAAGTAGCTCCTTTCCTTTTAATTATATATCTAATTACCAGTACCATCCATTTTATTCCAACTTGCCGCGGTATCAGCAAGCCTATCTCTCTGTTCCGGTGTCATTTCCTTCCTCCTCGTCCATGTTTGCCCCACAGTGTGGGCAAAATTGTATCGTTTCATCAGGTCTGCTAATGAAAGTGCGATGACAGTTACTGCAACACTGTGTTTGATAACTGATATTTGTTTTTGCCCATACAACATGCGCGTGCACTACCGGCTTTACGTCTTCTGCCGGTATCATTTCTAGTGCGGTCCCAATATCCGCCGGCGTAAGCAGGTCATCCCTTGCGTTACGGTCAAGGAAGTCCATGAACAGTTCTACTTTGATGTATTTTTCATTCATCCTTTTTTCCACCCTTCGCTCAGCTGTAAATCGTCTCATATCGCTTGTTTTCCCTTTTATCGCTTGCACTGTGATACGGTTTACAATGCTTTCTATCAAAATTAGTAACGTGCGGATTTCCGGTTGAGCACTTTTTTGACTTACACGTTCCGTTTGCGGGATTGTAGTAATCGCATCCTTTACACGCATCTTTTTGTGTTCCCTTGCGCAACGCCTTAAACAATTTCAGCATTTGCTTTCCTCCTCATCCATCTTTGCACCGCAGTTCGGACAGTAGTTTGCATCTCCTCTCCCCGCATTCACTCCTCCGAAGTCGAGGAACTGCCCACAGCTTGAACATTTATAAGTTCCATGCTTCTGATCAATCCAGTGCGCGTGCACTACCGGCACGGCATCAATGGTTTTTGCATTGTCGATATAGTCCTTCGCACATTTAATTTCCATCGACCGATTCCCTGCCATATTCGTGAAGCTTTCCGCATATTCACCGCTCATCAGTTCTAACGATTCAAAACGCTTTAGCAGATCATCTGAGTCAATCAGTCTCATGTAATGTCCTCAATTCCTCTTCAATTTCTTTGTCGTAACAGTCTTTGCAAACGACATATCCCATGCCGAAAAGCGTGTGAATCTTCCTGCTGGTGTATCCTTGCCCGAACATAATTGATTTCCCACATTCCGCACAGTTGACTATGGATCCCATATCGGCCTCGAAAGTCGATACATTCCAGTCGTCCGGGACTTCGTAGGGACCATACTCATTTGTTTTATAATTCCACTTATGTAACATCATCCTAATTGTTTGCCTCCCGGATTCCAAGCGCTACATACCCGTCCATTAATCCCCATCCGCTAAGAACACATGTAATTTCGTACAGGCGTGTATTGATTGCATGCTTAATTTCCCTTCCGGATTCGTCTGAAATCACCGTGAAGCAAATGTAATCGCCCTTCTGGTAGCCTCGATCGTTTTCCCTTAACTCAAACATCTTGTTACCGGCAATGATTTCATCAGCGAAACAATCTAAGATCTTCAGTTGATGTATTTTCGTCTTCGTAAATTCAACATATGATGATCCGTTGTCAGCTTGCGTTTTATGCTTCCAACCTCCTGCGAACTTCCAACCTGCGGCCTTTGCGCGCTCAAGGTCTTCGTCATTGTAAACAACCTCGTACTCTCCATCTTTTTCAACGATGTAACTATCTGACCAATCTTTGCAATGATATGCCTTTTCAACTGCCTGTTCGTGTGTCATGGTTTTCCATTTCTCCCCGTAGCCGGATAGGACAGCCTGCTTCTAGTTCTGCCATGCACTGTTTAGCATTCCAGTTAAGCTCTGATACCGTGTCCGAAGGTTCGGAGTTTACTTCTTTTCCGTCTTTCTCGAATGTGAGGAAGTAAACGTGTGAGGACGGTTCAAAGTCTAGCCAAACAACATATTTTCTTATCTCTTTGGGTATATATTTAAGTAACCGTTTTTCAATGTGTTGACTTGTCATTCTACCCACAAGCTCCTTCAGATCAGCTCTGACCAGTATGGCTTTTTAAGAAGTGCTCCGTCTCCTGACGTATAAGGTCTACCTTCTTCTTGTTCTTTAGTGTTGAATCGCGTGTGATAGAGTCGATGTTAAATAGTGTTTCGACTGAATCAAATAACAGTCTATCAGCATCAATTTGTCTCATACTTTTCCATCCTCAATGATATCCATAATAAATTCCTGAGTTCTTAAGTACATAAGCACGATCAGAATTCACTACCGGATTGTGATTATCAAAATCTCTCAGTGCAGGTTCTTTATCTTTCCACTTCGCAATCAGGAAAGCCGGCCGGACCCCGATGACACCCGAGGCGAGCCAGGCGCCCGCAAGGCCGTTGGCGGCGACATAGCAGAAATTCGTCGATGACGTTTTTACCTTGTTCTGAAGCCAGCCCCATTCACACTCGCCGCATCTCGAGGCTAATCTGTTACGTACGTCCTGCATAAGCGGCCACTGTTTGTGCCCGTCTGGCTCACACCATTTTGGCAGCTTATTGCCAAAAAGTTCGCCGGCAAACGGGATCCGGATAAGGTCGCCGTTCTCAAACGGCGCCATGTAGTCGCGGATTCCTTTGAAGACATCTAGGATTTCCTTGTTCCTGAGCGTCTCCCTGAGATCACTCTTCGCGTAACCGCCCACGTTGGTATCACTGGCGTTTATCTCGTAGGTGTCGTCGAGATACTGGTCGAGGAGGAAGAGCGCTCTTTTCGGTGTGATCTCCTGACACGTTGCCGTATAATGATCGACGTGGAGCCGATCTCCAACCTGGATATCCGTTGTTTTTATTTTCATTACTCTTTCAATTTCCATTGTGGCCTCCTATCCTCCTATCGCTTGTATCTGACAGTGTTTCCGTCCTGCATCTCGATATCTATCCAGTCAGGGTACTGAGATGCTTCATAGTGTGTAAGAGTCGGGCCTTTTCCGCTCTTGTATGGGTGGAATTTCATTGACTTTGTAAGTCTCTTGGGTTTGATGTGCGCCGCTTCGCAGTTCTCGGCTTCTTTCCTGTCTGCGTACCTTTCTCCACAGATCTCACAAATATAAAGCGTTGTCTCTTTCATTCTTCTACCCTCTCAAACTCCGGCACCGGCTCGCTGCCGCACCGCAAGTGTTCCATCTTTCGCACTTCGTTTTCAGACAACGCCTTGACCGCTCTGGCGTGTAAATCATGATTCAGGTCGCTCATCTTCCCGCCTTTCTGGATAATCGTCATCCGTAACGTTCCGTTTCTCCCACAAATGGCAGTACCCATCTTTTGGCAATGCATAATGTTCTTCTATCGGGCATCTTGTTCTCCCGTCTGCATACCATCCACCGTTATTTGCTGTCCTGCCACAATTTACGCATGTGCGCTCTGGCTGTGCGGATGGCAATTCCTCAATGATTGAAACGCAATTTACCACCTTTTCAAATGGATACTGCGACAGCGCATCAATCGCCGCCTGTCTGCCAATCAGATCTTTCATGCTCTTTCCTCCAGTCATTCGCCACCCACGACAGCACCTCATACGGTGTATATCTGCCTTTTAGTTCTGCCGCCTTGATCTGGTACTCAAGCAACCATGTCCATACTGCTTTCGTATAGGCATCGGATAGAGGTTCGGGCTGTACGGATGGCAACTGCTCAAGCCGTTCCGCATACCAGCTCGGATAATGCGCGTCTGTAGGCTCGCCCATAATCGCATCAATCGCCGCCTGTCTGCTGATTAAGTCACTCATCCTGTTCACCCCCTCTACCAAAGCACGGTGTGTCAAAGAGTGAACACCACCCACACGGCAGTTCGTTTGAACATTTCTCATTCCCTTTCTTCCGTTCTGGCTCTGCGGATGGCATCTGTTCCAGATGCTCTATAACCTTTTTGCCGCTTTCAAAATCAAGCGTAGGTTTTCCGTATGGATTGCATTCTGTCTTTACCCATCGGATCGCCGCCTGACGGCTGATTAGATCATTCATTGGTTCTCCTTTCCGCATGACTACAGTAATCATTCCCGTCAAAATAGACTGCATCTGTTAAGCCAAATTCGCCTTCTAAATACTGACAGTATTTGCAATCGCCATCATATGTTAAGGTCGCAAATCTACAATCCTTGCACCTGATAATGTCTGGCTGCGCGGATGGCAATGCTTCGATTGCTTTTTTTCCGTCTTCTAATCCTTTGTTGTATTGCGCTAACGGATTGCCCTCATTTTTCCCATCACAATAAGCTGTCATGTGGACAATTTCAAAATCTAATGCATCAATCGCCGCCTGTCTGCTGATTAAATCATTCATACTGTCACCCCCATTGTTCTGCCATAGCTTTTGCAATTCCCGGAAAAGTTTTGCTACGGCTTTTCGCGCTTCCACCTTTACGGCTTGCGCCCTTGTATTTCGGGTCATGCGATTTGCTGTAACTGCCGGACGAACAAAACGGCTTATGATCGCTGACTATCTCTGTAGGCATTAACTTCGGCAGACCTTTCAGCCATAAGCACGTTTTCTTGCTCCACGGCTCACCATATTCATACGGCTGAATGACTTGCGTATAAGACGGCAAACCATAAATGCTTGAAGGAATAGGGTTCTCGATGGCAATTTGGTCGCAATCAGCGTTAAAGAACTTCAAAAAGAAATCTTTGCCATCAAGACCTTTTTTGTATCTGTCTTGATTCAAATTCCCTCCAGCATATAGCCATCTTGCCCCTGCATTGGAAAGATATGTGCATGGCGGGTGTGCAATAAGCAAATCCCATTTGCCCTCTATCGTATGTTCCGTTCCGTCCATCGTTTTGAAGGTGCAGTCCCCATTCACGAGCGGAACCGCGTCCCCTAATATATGCCACTCCGGGTGTCCGCCGGAGCACTCCAGAATGTCACAGCTATATGCTTCATGTCCACGCTCACGGAATGCAATGCAGACACGCTGCGATTCTTCGCAAGCAATTAAAACTTTCATCTTGCCACCTCTTTTGTATTTTCAGCGCATCAATCGCCGCCTGCCTGCTGATTAAATCATTCATCATTCCCTCCACATCAGGCTCACATAGAGCGCAAGCTGATTCTCTGTCAGCGTGATTCTGTATTTATCGCTTGTTTTATCGCTCATCGCTTGTTTTCTCTTCCGGCGCTTCCAGCTTCTGCCCACAGAACGGACAAAACTGAATTTCTGCTATTGATTCTAAACGCGTTGTGATCCATTCATCATCAAGAATGGGTGCCCATATTCGCCACGCGTTTCTGTTAAAAACGTCCTTCCCGTACCGGATAGCTATGCCTGCCTTCAGGCTTCCTTTACATCTGTGCGTAATCACAGTTTCTTTACCTCGCTGGCTTCCTTACGGTATACATCCAAATACAACTCATTCGTATTTCCGTTGAACGTGGCCTCAAAATACCGCCCATCCGGCAGCGGTGTCGCCGCCAGAGCCTTCCAGTTCTGCAGTGTTTTGCACTGCCATGTGATGTACACATCGCTTGGGAATACAAAATCATCTCGTTCCACTCTATTGGTGTAACTTGCAACCGCATCCCTTACGAACATTTCAAATCCCTTACAATCCAAATTATTTACCACCCTTCTTTTGTTACTCATCTCGTGATGCGGAGCCTGGTTCCATCTCGTCTCCGAAATAATATCTTTTGCCTTCCTTTGCTCCGACCCAATATGCAAAATCTGTCTCATAATAGTCATTCCGAATCTTCTTTGGGACTACGACAATGCACGGAACGCACTGATTCTTCATATCATTCTTCGACACGTCGCAGTCATACGCTCCATCGCACGGCTCCAGCACCAGATCATCAAACGGGAATACCATGTCGCGGTATCCCTTCACATACTCTTCGTACACCTCACCGGCATTGCAGTCGTACGGCCTGTCGTCCCAGTCGTCTCCGTGATAATCCGTGCTTGCATCTCCGAGGTAAAATCTCACCACATTTCCCTTCTTCTCAAAATCAATAATCTGCATAATTATCCTCCTGAAATTCTCTCAACTTAAGAAGCGCTACTATAAGCGCAACCCGACTAGCTACAAATGCCGCTACTACGATAATTAAAAACACCTTGATCTGAATCATTACGCCTCCGAAATATGTTGGATGTTTGTCATTATACCAGATATCGCTTATTTTGTCGAGACTGCATTAAAACTTCACCTTCTCGCTTTCTCGCATGCTGTTGTAGCTGTTGTCTGTCACGATAATGTGATCAAGTACCGGAATGCTAAGCAGTTTGCCTACCTTTATCATTTCCTTTGTTATATCAATATCTTGCTCGCTTTCCGTTGCGTTGCCAGATGGATGATTATGCATCATGATAATCCCATACGCGCCAGACAGGATGGCTGTGCGGAAGATCGCACTCTTATCGACAATGCACGTCTGACTAGATCCAACTCCGGCAACCTGCACGCCGACTGGCATAAGCTGAGAATTAAGAAATACGATAACCATTTCTTCCTGCATCTTATTCTTAAAGAGTTTTGCAAACTGTCGATAGATAACGTCCGGAGAGTTTAACGGACCATCGACCGAATACTTCATCTTCCCTTCATGTACTAACCTAACGGATAACTTTGGAATGTATGTCATTTGATTTCCCTCCATGTATATGTACCACCCGGTATAGTACGCAATCTGATTTCTCCTACTTGGTCTTTATTATAAAAATGATCTTTAAACATTTCTTCCCACGTCTGCCCGTAAAGCTGCTTTGCTTCCTCATCGTCCGTACAGTCCATCAGATCCTGGATGTTCGGATTCTGCCAGTCGACGAATTCGAACAGATCCTTTGCGGCAGCAATATTTCCGCAGGTCTGATTAAGAAAATCCTTCGCCGTATACATGAGACTGAGCCTTTCGGATATCGGTACATCGTCGTCATCCAGATCATTCAGATAGATGTCCGGGATATAAATGATCTCATCAGATGTCTCCGGGTTGTCCGGCCATTCTCCCTTGTAGATTAGACATTCCTGTCCCGGAATCAGATCGAAAATCTCGCTGACTTTTTTGCCTTCACACAATAATTTCTTCGCTTCTTCTCTATTCATCGCATAATGCGGTACTGCGCATACCGCCCTCCTTTCGTAACAAGCACAGCAAGACCAATCATCGCTAACAGTGAAACAGCAGCTACAATGTCATAAAGTTTACGCAACATAATCTCCTCCATTAATGAGCCAGTGCAATAACAGCCATTACATGCTCCGCACTGTCTGCCGGTTTCATATCCCAGCAGCCGCCGTGTCCGTTTCCCTGTTCGTGATTCATATAGCACTCATTGCAGTGTCGCACCGTGACGGTGAACGTGCCGTTTCCGTTGTCTTTCACATGCTGACACGTCCGTCCGCGCTCTCCATATGCCGCAACCAGCCGATTAAAATCAGCTATATCCTTTGCCACCACGAACAGCGGCATGTGATACGGATTGTTCATTGACAGCCCATCCCATGACGAGTAGAGCTGTTTCAAATTGGCTGGTAACATTCCGCATTCCTTGATGCGCTGATTAACGAGATTGTATTTTTTCGTGTAGGTCAGCACATCTGTCTGCTGCGCACGCTCACACGTTTCACATACTGCGTCCAGTTCGTTTCTGTCTACCCAATCTCCTTCAACATGTAATCTAATTGCTTTCACGCTGCTTCTCTCCTTTCGTTTTCGCTTTCACTTCCAACAACATAATCCAACAACGATTTCCTAAACTCTTGCGGATACTTTCGTATCAGCACCGAATTATGAACAGCGTTTGCCATGCAGCCCGTGTATATAATGTCGCGCAACGCATAACACTCACCACTGACAAAGCACGGAGGAAACGCTCCGTTATCTCCAACGCAGTCAAGACCCGGCATTGTAGAGTAACTAGGTATATGGGTCTTGCTGTTTCCTGATGACCAATAAATTACCTTTTCGTCATTATCCCATTCTCGCGCCATTTCGCTTTTAAACAGCGCAATCATTGTCTGGACCTGCTTGTATTCAAACGCGCTGCTTTGCGCATGTCTAAACATATGCTTTGTCTCAGTAACTGTTTTCACTCTTTGCATATCACGCAATCCTCCCTAATACGTGAACATATAGTCACAAACCTCTTCACCGTTTTCGTAGCGGTCATTGACACTAACGATTGCAGTCCGATACCACTGCAAATAATCCGGAACCGATTTATCAAATCTCTTGACAAGCCAGTTGTATAAGTCATATGTATCGTCACGCTCCAAGCCCCACTCGTGATTTCCGCTTACGCGAATATGAAGCGTGCACGAACGATCTTTCACCCTAACCGCATTAACCGTTCCGTACCCCTGCCAGTGCTTAATTCTCATCTCAAATCTCCTTTCGCTTATGCTCTTACCGTCCGTATCCGTGGCGTTTCTGTAAATGTTTCATGTTGGCTGGCGCGAGGCGCTGCAGAGCACGCAATGCGCACGCAGCGGCGATGCAGCGCCTCTAGGCTGCCGAACTGAATCGAATACGTCTGGTAAGATACTGAGGCCGCCACACCTCTCTCTCTACACGTTTCGGCTATCTCCCTATATTTCTGTAAAAGTTTCATATAACACCACATTTGCGAAGCATGTCTTCAGGAACTGCTGGAGATGCCTCGCATCGCGTAAGGTGTCTCCAGCAGTTCCTGAAGACATGCTTCGCGGTGTTGTTATTGAATTGTGATAGTGAAAACGCGCACCCTATAGCGGGTTACATTTTATTGGATGTTTGTCATATTATGTGACAATAAAACACCCGCTGCAATGTCAACAAACCTTACAAGATCAAGTTGCAGATAACGATTGTTTAGTTTATCGCGCAGAAATTTAACGCTCGCTTCGCCAGGTGCATTCCCTTCAATGCCAACACCATGAAACTTTACAAGATTCATCAATGTGTAATATGCACCCTCTTCGCAGAACGTATGCGCCCAGGCATATGACTTTGTTATTCCTGCGTTATCTGCTCTTTTATAAGCGCCAATAGGAAGTGTATGTTCTTTGATTGCATAAACTATGCGATACATATTGCGATAGTCTTCTTCGTCGCACCGCAGAAGCTCCGTATAGAGCTTAAACAGCGGAGTCAGAATCTCTTCCACGCTGTTATAAGTTTTCTTACAGATACGGATGCCACCATCATCTCGCTTAATCGCCCGTTTCTTTATGTATGCAGACACATCATGAACATAGTCCTTTACAATTCTTGTTACGATGTTGTAATCAAAGAATTGTTTTCTCTCCTCGTAATAGTCGCGATCTGCGGTCTTTAAAATAGAAAGCACACGCAGTTCGTTACACATCGTTTTAAGCATATAGTCATAATTGCCGTACTTTTCAGCGGCATAGTCCACTATGAGCATGTGGCATGTCTTCGCATCTTTGTACATTCTGATGTAATGTGCCATAACCCACCGCCTAAACAGATGGCTATTAGCGATGTATCCGTTCTCCATTATCTGATTCGCCATATCGTCACTGACATTGTCTGAACTGACACCGTGCATCATGTCGAAAAACTTTGATGTATCAATGCCATTCTGTTCCAATACCGCCCATCTCGTTTCTCTTGTCATACGAGCCACTCCTTTAACAGAACAAATTCGCCATCGTTTCCTTTAATGAACCACTTCTTATCATCCGGCCATACAAGCTGACCGTTTAACTTGTAGCAGAGAATTGCAGCTTCCAGCTTGACCCGCGCTACATCGCGCGGCTCGCCAGTAACAAGCTCTTCATCTGTCAGCTCCTCAGCCGGCTTCGCATAAAAGTAACTGTGCCGGTTTCGCTTTGCTGGCATGCTTACCTTATATGCTTCATACAACTGTTCCAGATATCCGAACAGCTGATTCCATTCATATCTCGCTATCAGGTTATCTTCTGCTTGGCAATTTATAATTTTTTTGCCGATCGTTATTGTATTATCGTAGAAGTTCACCCTTACATATTTTCCGTTTTCGGCGGCAGACACCGCCTGTTCATATACTGTCATGGCATTGCCCTCACAAGCGTATCGAACGCAGCCTTATCCGTGTTAATGGCGTTCTGCATCATACGTATTGATCTATATCCCTCAATACGCGCCGCTGTCTTTTCCCTATTGGCGCGAACATTCTTTCCTTTACCGCGAATTACACAGCCAGACTTCCCATCTTTGTTGTAGCCAAGACCGCCGATCTGCGTTTTATGCGTTTTACACGCTCTCAGCGCATCCATCACAAAATCATTCAGCATATCAATGTCGTGCTGATTCGTGATAATTGGCAGTACCGACGTTGCCCAACTGTATTTCCCTTTGTATAAATATGCATTAACTTTGCATAATGCATCATGCATATTTATACAGCGTTGTTTTATTGTTCTGCTTTCGATCTCATGCTGGAATGTTTTAAGACGTCCAGGGCTGATCGAAATTTCGTTTTTCCTTAGGGAGAACCCGAGAAACTTGACCCAGCGTTCTCCGTCAATGTACTCAATTTTCTTTGGATTGAGCGTAAGTTCCTTTTGCGCAAGATACTGACGCATCATATTCATCGCGTCAACATAGTCAGGTCCGATATACATACAGTCATCAGAATACCTGACATAAAACCCACCGCGCTTTGACATCTCATCGTCCATGTCATATAGCATCGCATCTGCAAGGAACGACGCAACCGCTACGCCCTGTTTGAGTGACTGGAACTTATGCGCAAGACTTCCATCGGTGTCAAAATACAGATCGCTCGCATAGAACTCTCGCAGGATGTCGATTACCTTTGATTTCCCTACACGGGCTTCTACTTTGTCAAACACCTCGTTAATGTACCGCAGCGGCACACTGTCAAAGTATTTCGACAGGTCCGACTTATAGCCAATCACATTTCCATTCGCTTTCCCTATCAGCGCCGAACACTCTTTAACGACTTTCCCGGTTCCTATTCCTGTCTGATAAGACTTGCACTGCGGATGAACCATATCGCCGCACAGATCAAACAGCATATTATTAACAATGCTCAGGAATATACGGTCTATGTTCTCGCAGATATACACCGTTCTGAATTCTCCCGGCGTATCTTTCGGGATGAGCGCCGTATGCGGCGGTGCAATCGCGTACTGCCCATCCCGAATTGCCTTGTACAACCTTACACGAACGTCGGGCGTTGTCAGCGCCCTCAGCTCGGTCTTATTCATATCCTTGTCAACCCCGGTTTCGATTGCAACCTCCCACCGTTTTGGGTCGAACAATTCCTGTAATAGCTTATCCATTTGCCTACCACATCTCCTTTATGAAGTGCTTATATACATCCATCAGCACGGCAATGCCGCTATCTCCGCTGACACTGACATCGTAGTAACCGTTGCGTCCTGCCCCATCCTCAAAAATAGGGCGCACAATCTGTTGTGTTCCGGTGTCGAGATACTCCAGCCGCTTGAGCGGGTTCCCTGTTCCACCCGCCCTTGTCTGCCTAATGGCCTCACATAGATAATCCAGCGATTTCTGTATATCTTCCATTTCGTTCTCCTTTCTTATGAGGCGATAATATAAGGATCGCCGTAGCCGTTATGTTTGACCACGGTGTCGTTACGAGTCGCATGGTTATACGCTGTGCCAATAGGATCGATCTCATCCAGCACATCGTATACTTCATCACAATGCTCGGCGAGCCAGCTATTAAACTGGTCATCGTCTGGGTCATCGTTCATATCTTCCCTTGCGATGTCATATAGCGTATCTTCAACTTCGGCAGCGTCATATATCTTTCTCTGATATATGATTTCGGGATCTGACCACTCGTTTAAGAAAACACCAGGAACTCCGCGCCATGTATTTTTTCTCATCATTCCACCCTCCTTTGCCTTATGCGGCAATTCTCAGCACATAGCCGTCATATATATAAACATGATCTGATAAACGTTCGCCGGGATACACAGTGGTTACGTTGATGTTCTGCACCATCTCTTTTAAGCTAGCTGCCGTAACATTGCCCGCCTCCATGTCGCTACACCGTGCACACAGTACTTCGTGTATAGACGATGGCAAAATGTAATATTTACCGATACGGAAATAAACTGCGTCAAGCAGATGTTTGCGCATGAGAACGGCGTCTCCTCCGATTTCCGTTACAAGGCGTAATATCATAAGCCCGGACTTATCATCGGTATGTAACACTGACTCAATAGGGCTAAACTCATAGGAGAAGTTTATGAGTTCTCTATCTGCCGCCTTAATCGTTTCTGCGCTTGGCTTTACTACCCTACCATGCTCATCGACTATCACGGCCACAAGATCGGTATCCTTGCCAACCTTAGCGGCAACAAACCCATTACTAATACGATTGTTATTCACTACTAAGTAACGCAACATAACTTACCCTCCTTTGCCTTACAGCACTTGATAACCAATAATGTCGCTCCAACACAACAGTGGATGCTCCTTAAAAAATTGTAGAAATCCATCAGCTTCGCTTTCGCAGCGGTACAGTGCTTCACATGCTGATTCGGTGCAGCTTATATGCGGGCGGGATATTTGCGGCCATTCTCTAGCATCCGTATACCAAATCTGCAAATACATATCGTTCCACCCGCTCTCTGTGAACGCATAGCTTGGACAGCTATCTTTCTTTGCCGCATCGCACAGCTTCTCAACCGCGCTTTCCGTTCGGTTCATTTCTTCCACCACAACATATTCGCTAGTTGTATGTGGGCGATAATAACCACAGCTTAGATTTACGCCGCTAATTCCGGTCTCCGGCATAAGATGTGATATGTCTGAAAACGATCCGTAGTTGGCGACATATCCCGTTATCTCTTCGATAAACGCATGGAAGCCCTCGTTATCATCGTCGTAGTACACGGCGTCATTCTTGCCCATGCGGTCAAGTTCAATCATGAACTTGAGACGCCTTACATCATCGACAAAGTCGCCACGCTTGCAAAACTTGCTTGAACCAATTCCGCCGATTTCCTCGTCCTCGCAAAAGAGAATCGCGGGACGATAGTTTGTTTTTGCTATTAGGGAAAGAATGATATATACACCGCATCTGTCATCGCCGCCGATTCCCTGAGGAGACGAAATCGCGCCGGGTTCGCTTACCACAACATCGCGCACCGGCTCTTTATGCACAGTGTCGAGATGTGCCGTCAGCAGTACCGGACAACCGAGTTCCCTTGCGTATACGTAACCGTCCTCGATTTCCGGCTTATACCCAAACAGCACAAGCTGTTCGGCAACATACGCCTTAAGTTGGAACTGTGTCATCTTACACAGTTCAATGAAGTCATACATTGGCATTTTCCCTTTCTACACAAGCAGTGCACATACCGCGCTCTGCGTCATACTCCTCCACCGAGACCCATTGTTGACAGCTTTCGCAAAACGCTTCGGCCTCAACGCTATGCCATACATTATTCGCATCCGGCACATAATCGGACAGATACGCGTCATAAGCATTCCGGAACATCGTTCCATCTGCGGCGATTATATGTTCCTCGTTAGGATCGTAAAAATAATTTCCATTACTATCCTTATAGACGTGATGAAGATGCCATATACCGTCATCACAAAATCTGCATCCCGCGTCATGAGCACAATTCTCATCGCAGTACCACCACCCTTCATCATCCAGAACTGCGTTTGCGGCATCTTCAATCACCGCGCCACATTCTGCGCATATATGAATTTCAATTTCTTCGTCATCGCACTCGTCAAATCCTCCGCCACACGTAATCCAGTTGCTGTCACTGTGAGTGTGACCGCAGATAGGACAGATTGGCGAATGACCGATCTCTATTGGAGTCTTATCTTTCTGGCCATCTCCTTTGTTGAGATAGCACACAACTCCGTCGTCGTAAAAAACGTAATCAGGAAAATGTGTGCCGATTGTTTTCGTAACCGCACGGCATGCGCTCTTCCCTTTTGCGATAGTCCAGCGATTATCACAGTTGAACATATCGGCTACGATCTGTTCAACGATATTACGAACCTGCACCTGGATTGATGCAGTTTCGGCTTTGCCTTCGTCGTCGCGTCCAAACGGATAAATTCTGGAAGCGATCATTTTTTCATGTCCTAGGCAGAACACTTCGCGGCACATTTTATCTTTTAGCTCAAGATTTTCAGGTGACTCCGAACCGTCCACTTGATAGTAGATGAGAGATGCACCGTCGAGCATATAGCTGAGAGTTCCAGAGGAATAACTCCCGCCATATGTATGGCTCCCGTTTTTGGCTCTTCCGCGCTGGTTTTCCTTGTCAATCGTGTGGCATGACGACCACGAATTGCCGAACGACATCGTGAGATAATCGATCGGATTCGCGCTGAGCACGGTGTACCGCTTTACCTTTAACGGGTTTACCGCATCGCCCAGTTCCGCGATGTGCTTGTTAAACCCGCAATCTCTTACGCGTCCAGACACATAGTCAAGGCGCGGATCCTTTACCTTGTCGATACCAATGGCAATGCAGAATTTCTGCGCTACCTTTGTTATCTTCTGCCCGCTTCGTGCATCCAAATTAACTCCGCACTTTGATGCGGCCTCATTTAAGCAGTCCGCATCTTCCTGCGTCAGGAATGGACTGGTCAGCGTGCTAAATGCATCAAACCAGTCGCGTTTCAATTCGTCATTGTCAACGTCGCGACGGATATATACATGTCCGTCGTTTCCCATGATGAACTTTTTGTTCCACGCTGCGTGTGCCGCGTGGATATTGACAATCTCCCTTTCCATATCGGCATATGTCAACCCTCCGCCGAAGTTACATGAAAGGCTTGGCAAATAATACCTTGCCTGATTTACGCAGTTCAACCCATTACGGATGTCGAGCGCCATTTCGTCATATTCCGCTCCACTAAATGGCCCATACTCAGATACTGGCGTTGCCTTTATATTCTCTTTGGCCCACTCGCAGAAATCCGACAAGCCTCCGGAGCTAAACGGCCTGTTGTAGTCTGAGGAAAATACAATCTGGTACTTTCCCTTGACATACTTTGGATGTTTACTCATCCAATAGAGCAACCACCCTTTATTTTTTAACCATTCGCGATTCCATGCACTGAGACCGGCATGAGTATGGCCATATCCATACTGGTCAAGCAGTCTCCCTTCCTCGGCCTCAAGTGCGGCGAATTCTTCGTCAGATAACGTGAACTCTTTGCTGGAATCCATAACGTTGTCAATCATTGCGGCTCCCTCCCTTTAAGGCATCTTCCCTGCCTTTGCGATAGGCTGCATAAAGTGCGTCACAGTCATGATTGCAATCGCACTTTTCTGCAAACTTCGTTAAAACTGCCAAGATAATTTCATCAGGCAGCGCTTCTACGAATTCATCCTCATACCCCCGAAACCAGATCAAGCTTTCACCTACGCAGAATCTATATATGCCATTACGAAAAGAATAACGATAATACGAATCAGTGTCGTCGCCACGCGCATCTATCTTGCCATCCAGCAGCAGCGGAGCAAGTGCTTCCGCAATGTCGTGCGTGAAGCCATACCCGCGCTCACCGCTGAATGAGAGATCGAGCGTTCCTGCCTTGCTATCGCCGCTAAGCTCGCAACCGTATTCAGTGAGGATTTTCGCTACATCTCCCAGTTTTCCATTCTTCGGTTTCACTGTTCCTTCCAAAGCCCACCAGCATCCCATTTTCATTTCCCTTTCTTGGCGTAATATTCCTCAAAATAAATTGTTTCTGTCGTATCTTCAGGTACGTCCAGAAAATGAACGAGCATATAAGCGCATTCTTCCATTCCGGCGTACTTTGCGATGCGGCCTTCCTCCGTCTGATCTGCAAAATAGGTCCGGATCAGATCCCGGTAATGCGTCAGACATGGAGCTTCTTTTGTTTCCATTCGTTTTCCCTTTCTCAGACGATCGGGTCGAGGTTATCTGTTGCGATCAGCTCTCCCTTTAACATCTGTTTAATGTCCTTTTTCGTCATCCGCATCCAGTCATAGGCGACATTGCACGACCAAGCTCCGAATTCATCCCAGGGATAGTAGTCGGTCGCCGCAATTGCGAACTCTACCGGATCGAATTCTGTCATGCCGGCATAATCCATAACCGCCTTCCTGTCGATCCACTGGTCGTTTACATCGACCTCCAACCTTGCGCACTCGTAGAGATCTTCCTCATCGGCATACGGTTCGCACCGGATGAGCGAAATTACGGAATCCGAGTGTTCGCTGTCAACCAAAATTCCATGCTCAAAGAAATTCTTGTCTCCGTAGTTGATATACATAACCTACGCCTCCCTTTCCCTAGTCAGTCTCATGCACTCGCGCCTCAACCGCTGTTCGCGAGTGTCCTTGCGGAAGTCGCGCTTCGTGCGCGTTGCTAGTATCAGCGCGATTTCCCTTGCATGACGCCTTGCGTGGTTATCGCCGTTTCTGCGGCGGTTTCCGTCAATGGCGCGGTACTGAGTTGCTGTGAGCTTAATCTTCATTTGCTTTGCCCTCCCTGTAATGTTGGATGTTTGTCATTTTCAAATAATATACTGCATAATTTCTTCTTCCACAAGTGCCGGAACGTGTTTTCCGTTCCACTTCTTCACGACATGTGCAAGTCTGTCCGCGACCGGGCTTCCCTTACCGATGCAATCATCGGCGCCGCCAATCTCGTTCTGGTGGCATACGTCATCGATCAGCCTGGCAGACCCATTAAGGCGATGATTCTTGAGTTCAAGAATAAACATAGCCTTTTCCTTATGTGACCAATTGTTTGTGCTCTTTACGTCGCACATTACTATAGTTTTCATGTTTTATCTCCCCTTAATCGTGATAAAAACTTACTTTCGCGTTCCTTTCGAACGCTTCAATGCATGCATTGATATAGTGCACGTCAGCTGTCTTGTATACCTTTTCGGCGGCCTTTTTTGTGCCGCCAAACAGATACTTGTAAGCATCTATAAATTTTGATTTGTCCTTCATACTTGCGCCTCCTTTTCAGTAACTATGTAAAAATGAGATTTTAAAAAATCGATTTTAAAATGCTTTTTCCAGCGTGCTAACTCTTTCATACACTCCAATGTGTTTCCGCAGAATAAATAAGGGTTTGCGCCGCTTTCAAATGACAAATGAATGTAATTTGTACTTGTTTCAACGAAAAACATGGAATATTTTCCGGTTTCGTTTGTCGTGCAATTGTAATATTCGAATGAATTTAAAAGGTTTTGAAAATCATTAGCGGCGCCGATATCATCGGTTATGTAATCAGAACGCATTTCGCGGCTTGTTATATATTCCGGGTGCCAAGGCGCCCCTGGACGCAAGTTAGACGGGCAGAGCGCGATTGCGAATCCGGCAATAAATGCTTTTTTCGCTACCGTCTTGCTTACGCGTTCGAACGTGCGCCCATTGTCTGTAAATGTATATTTATTCATTTTCAGTCTCCCTTTCCTGTAACGGGATATCTGTCAGTACGTAGTCCCAGCTGGTGCCCCAGTGAGTGACGCCCCACACATACATGTCGAGCTCGTCATTGTAGTAGACGATCTCGTTCGTTTCCCGCTTCAATATGTCCGCGCCATCGTCCGAGATGATGTAATACTGGAATATCTCCGGCTCTTCTTCCTGCTGTTCCCTTAACTCGTCGATCTGATCGTATAGCGCATCTATTTGATCGCTCAGCGCGCCAATCTCATTAGGTTCCAATCTGCCTTCTGCTTCATCACGCTCCGTCTCCAGCTCATATACCTTGTCCTGCAACTCATCAATCTCTTCTGAGTTGTCGACAAAACCGTTGACTTGCTCCCAGTCTCCGATATCGTACGTCTTGCTCATGATGTCGTTATTGAGAACGGCATCAAAGGCCTTCGCGAGCGTGGCATAATCCACATAGCCATGCTCAAGGCTGTATTGCGACACTTTGTTCCCGTAGAAATACTCATAAAATTTACTCATACTGTTCCTCCGTTTACATTATTTCTTGAACTTGAAATTATATAGGTCACACATGCTCTGTGCATGTTTCTTTGTTCCGATAGAACCACCTACGGGAATATCCGGAAAACCTCTCATGTGGCAATACCAGATTTTTCCATAGTCTTTCTGGCTTAGTGATCCGAGCTTGTCAAACGGAACTTTGTCTATCACATAGTTATTCTTCATATCCTGCAATCTCCTTTACATACGGCAGAGTCTTTAGGACTCTGACAAACGTATTCCATTCGTCTAGCTTGTGTCCTGTGCGCTGATGTATGATCGTAAAGACATTCTCGTAGTTCATCGTAATAGTTCTACTCCCTACTAACAGGCAATTCTAAAAATTCTGCCTTATTCAGCCCGCAAAAGGCTTTAATGTGCCGGCCCGTTGTTGCCGTCCAGCCGACATAGAATCGGGTTAAATTGCCTTTGCTATCCTTGCTAATAATCTTTGTTCCGTAGCTAAACAGCGTTTCGGTTCCGCTGCCATCTACTTCTACGATGGCCTTATGGTAAAAGCTCTTGTGGCCATCTGTTGGAACCAACTCATAGCTTCTCATTCTTGTCTCCCTTCTGCGGACGTCACCGGAAACTCAAAATAGCGCGTTTCATCGTTCCCGAGAATGTAGAAGATGATATGCCCGCAACTACCTACCGCCGTTGCGTTGTTAGAGACGTACTTCCTTAGGATGCTGTTAGCTAATGCCTGTTCGATCATTTTCATTTCCCTTCTGCGGACGATCCGCTCACAGTCTCCATTTCCTTGCGGTGTCGATACAGATCGCCACAAGAATGCCAGTAAGGAACCATAAGAATTCATTGAAACTCATCGATCGTCACCTCCCACGAATCGGAACCGTGAAAGATTACGATTTCCCTTCCGGGTTCCTTTACATACCCGATGTAACGGAATGTATCCGGAACGATCTCGTCATCGACGAGGTTCGCGGGAGTGCCTCCGTCACACATTACGTAGGCGACGATGTCTCCGACAAACAGATCGTCGACGTCCTGCTCGACTTCCCAGGTATTGCGGCCGTCATCGACGGTAACGACTTCCGTCTCGTCATCCAGCGGCTGAATGTCGCTGATGACGCCAATAGACGGATAAAGCGAGATTGATGCGGCCAGCGCCGCTGTTGCTGCTAATGTTGCGAACATCATTTCCCTTTCCCTTCTGCGGTCAATTAAGGGCCGCGTCAATTTTCTGCTCTTCCCACCGATTACAGAAAACACGGATGATCGTTCTATTTCCACACTGACTAGGCTCCCACCTGAAGCCGTATTTTTCATTGAGTGCGGCGATTCTCCGGCACATTTCCTTTATCTTCTCCGCTTCCGCGGCGTTGACGGTGCAAGATAACCAGCGGCGCTTGCTGATACAGAGATAACCGCACGTGTTCTGTTGGTAAAATTCTGCTCCATCTCGCGCATATTCGCGTTGGATGTTTGTCATATCGGGAGCGTTTACCTTGTGAAGCGCGATACCGTACCCCGCAAGGGAGGCCGTTTCCCTTGCGATGAAAGCCTCCGCGTCCTCCTGCGCGTCGAAAACACGCTCGCAGTCTAGCAGAGGACAGCAGATGCGGGCCGCGTAGAGAGTGCGACCGCTTGCTGCTTTAAATGCGCCGACGTAATAGGTATTCAGCTCAGTTCTCATAATGCTCCTCCTCATTCTCCACGAACCAACGCGCTGCGACGTTTGCACACAGCGTGAACATCCAGTAGTACCCGCTGTTTCCTGCGGGCTCGATCCAAAGCACGTACATGTGATCGCTATTACGATCGTAGATGGGAGCCCAATCGGTGCGATCAATCTCATTGTTAGTGCTGTAATAGAGCTTGCGATACACTCGCATAATCTCGATACCATTGCCGATTAAAGCCTGTTTGTTGTTTGCTAAAAATACACGCTTCATAGTTTTCCTCTCTCCGCCATTAGCGGTGAAATGCCACCGCACAATTGCGATGGCTGAAATGCTGTAGGCGGAGTCGAACCGCCTGGACGTGAGTCGCATCACGTCCGGCCCTCACAGCATGTAAGGGTTCCAGGATCTTTAAGAGTGTCTTTCTCACCCCCCTCGCGTTGCGCCGACCACTTTTCATGCGGCTCAGATGCGCATTTCTACGCCACTTGCAACGCTACCAACACCGTCAGCACTCTGCCGCCCATGCGCTACTCTATGCACGTGTGTTGTGGACTTATTCCTTCAAGGGACTCTCACCCATGGCCACTTCACACCCTTTACCCTCGCCGCGCTCTCCTGGGATCCAGGGTCATCGCGCAACACGGCTAACAGAGTCTGCTACGGTGTCTCTATGTGGGGAGGATTGCCCAGTGTCCTCCCGGGTTGTACATGGACGCTTTAATATCGTGCTTGCCATACCTTTTGCGGGATACTCTGCTCCCCGATACTCAACATGGCCTCGCATATAATATGTGCGGGTTCTAGGCCGCGCCCATGACCGGCGCCTACCGGCTTGTCAGGCTACTACTCCTATTGTATCCGCGACGTCTCCAGCAGCTCGCTCGGCACGGCCCATCCCGTGCTTTCATCGCGTATACCTGGGCTCCGCGCTCCGGTCACCTCCTCTCCGGGTATTGTGCACACTGCGGAGGAGTACCCCTCACGGGGAGACTCCGTCTTTCCGCAACGTGAGTTGCGGTGTGCCGTCGCTTTGCGACGAATGCACTAACCCATGTTTTCCGCATGAACGCGTATCCCAGGCGCTGTCGCCTGGACGCCACTATAGGGCCTCACCCTATCATGGCTTTTTTCTTTGGTGCTCAAGGTACGATACAACAGCGACGCAAGGCACCGCTGAGGTGTTTCTATGTGCTCCAGTTGCGGGAGGAGCGTACCCGAAAACCTCCGCGCCGGTGATGAACCGGCACTCCGTCCTCCGGCGGAGGTGTAAAGCTTTACTGTGCAGAAGCACGCTTTGCGTGTCTCTCTGCGGCGGCGTCGCGCCGTGCTTGCCACTGCTCCGCGGTTACCGTCGCGGATGCGGACTCTGCGAACTTTTTAGCCGCTGCGGCAGACTTGAACTCCCACTTGCGTGCGTCTTTATCCCACACCGCGCCGGCTTCACGAATACGGCTATTGAGTTCACGACGTACGCACGTTTCGCCGACGTACTTGCCGTCTGCCGTCGTGTATGCAACGGCCTTGTCATTTACCACCCAGGCGCACTCAACGTCGTGCACGTCCTCCAGCTTGCGCGGCTTTTTAGCCGGAGCGGGAGCGGTAGCCTGTGCGGGAGCAGTCTCTCCGCCGATAGTTGCGGAGATACCGTGCTGTGCGATAAAGCTCATCAGTTCTGCGAATGCGGGGTTAGAAGCGTCGAGATTCATGGTAACGATCATATTGTTCCTTCCTCCAGTTTCGGATGACTGGAAACCGTTGTGCTGTGCGGATGACTGTGAGTTGATTGCGTCCGATTGAGTCATCCGCTGTCCCAATCGGACAACCCCACGATAACACCGCCGATTTTTGGAAAAAGTCCAGGCAAAAATTTGTGCGGCAAACTCCGATTTGCCGACGGACAAAATGAGTCACTCATTTCGGCCAGGATAAGGGGGCGGGTACTTAAAATCCCGCAGAAATGCGCGATTCCCAGGCTGCCCCAACGCCATCTCTCCCCACCCAAACTCAAAATCGAACCACCGCAAAAATAAAATCCCAGATCAACAGGCAGCTCATTCTTTGTAAATATTCCATGCAATCATGAACATATGAGCAATCGTTCATATGATATTAAAGTGATATCACCGTGATATCATCAGACTCACTTCGTTCGGGCTAGTAGGAAGGTTGATAGATGTGCCGCAAAATGATAGAATCCGCGGTAAGAATGGATTATTGTTTCAGACTTGACAAATATCCAACTATGTGCTAAAATCTATAATATATTAATATATATAATAAATATATATATAAATTTAAATATATAAGTTTACAAGAATAATAATAAGTAATAGGTTAATATATTTAAATTTAAATATAAGTTTACAAGATAAATAATAAGTAAAAGAATAATATATATATATATATAAATAATATATTTAAATATAAGTTTACAAGAATAGTAATAAGTAAAAGATTAATGATAAATAAAATATATATATTTATATATATAAAGATAAATACTAGTTTACAAGATAGATAATAAGTAAAAGGTTAGTATATATAAAATATATATATTTATAAATTAAAAAGATAAATTAATCTTTTACAAGAAGAATACGTATATAAAATAAATAATATATTAATATAAGTTTACAAGATAAATGATAAGTAATAGGTTAATATATATATAAACTTATCTTTTACAAGAATTATTCTTGAAAACGGATAATATATATATATATATATATATATATTCTAGTTTTCTATCTTAAATTCATTCTATAGGCCAATATTAATATTAATATATATATTTCAACATTGAGGATGGCTCTGCCGCTCCTGTGATTGGGCGTCAGGCCATCCTCCAAAGACAAAACTCTCGTTAAGCCAATTTCCCCACTACTAGCCCGATATTATTTTTCCGGCGACAGCGCGGCGAAGCCTGAACGGGAGTTTCTCACAACAGGAAGGAGCTAACAGTATGCGAAAACTAGCAAGCATTCAGCAGGTAGCGGCGATTGAACCCATCGATGGAGCGGACAAGATTGAACTCGCGCGGATCGAGGGCTGGCAGTGCGTTGTACAGAAGGGCCAGTTTCATCCGGGAGACCTGGGGGTATATTTTGAGATAGACTCTTTTCTGCCTATTAGCCCCGGATTCGGCTTCCTCGCAAAGTCATGCCTCGTACACTCTCCCATCCTCGGTGACGGTTACCGGCTAAGAACAATGAAGATGCGCGGCGTCCTGTCCCAGGGGCTTCTGATGCCGCTCTATTCATTCCCCGCTATTAGCGGCAGAGCCGTCGGGGACGACGTGACGGATGCTCTCGGTGTGCGTGAGTGGACGACTCCGATTCCGGCAGAGCTGGCTGGCGAGTTCGTCGGGCCAAGACCTGCAATCATCCCGTACTCAGACGAGATCCGCGTTCAGAATGGTGGCGCAGCGCTGATTAATGAGTTTGATGGGCTTAAGTATTACATCACGACAAAGATGGATGGCAGCAGCCACGGCATCTGCGTGGATCAGGATGGAATCTTCCATGCTTCCTCTCACCGCATGGAGCTTAAGGATAACGGCAGGGGGTTCTGGAAGCTCATCCATGAAAACGACCTCGATAAGAAGCTTGTTGCTCTTCGAAATGAGATGGGGTACGAAACAATCGCGGTAGTTGGCGAATATTGCGGACCCGGGATTCAGGGGAACCGTATTGGTCTTGATCGTCCTCAGTGGTACATCTTCACAGTTGAAATCGACGGGATGCGCGTTGGCTTGAACTGGACGAAGCTTGTAGCGGATGCAATCGGTCAGCAGATGGTTCCCGTCGAAGAGCAGGGGGAGTCATTCAACCGGATATACCCAAGCGTTGAAGCGGTATTAGCAAGGGCAGACGGCGAGTACAGCAAGGGACATCGCAAGGAGGGCATCGTTATTCGCCCTATCGAGCCTGTGATGAGCAGCATTGTCGGCGGATATCTCTCGATGAAAGCCGTTAGCAATAAGTATCTTCTTGACAAACATCCAACTTTATAGTATAATCCACATTGTAACAAGAGGTTACAAATTAACGGAGGACGATGCAAATGAAGTATTACTCTGAAGTCACAAAAAAGATGTATAAGACAGTCGATGAGCTGAACGCTGCTGAAAAGACGGCATCTGCAAAACACGATGAAGACGAGGAGAAGCGCAAGGATATTAAAGAAGTTGAAGATGCGCTGAGGTTCGCAAGCGACGCTTACGACAAGGCAAACGAAAAGCTTGTGGCACTCACGGAGAAGTATGGCGTGGTTACCAATGGCGACTTGCTCGATGATTTATTCGAGCTGCTCCTTTGAGCGCAGGTAAGCTGATCGCGCTCATAGGGGAAAGCGGATGCGGAAAGTCAACTGTGGCTGCGGTGCTTGAGCGGCGAGACGGCATCAAGGCTGTGCAGTCTTGTACCGACAGGCCAAAACGCAGCCCGGATGAAAGCGGACATATCTTCTTGAGCGCCGATGAGTATGACAGGATACCGGACGATCAGAAGGTTGCCGAGACAACATTCGACGGTCACCGCTACTGCGCGACAGCAGCCCAGATCGATGAATGCGGTGTCTATATCATAGACCCGAGTGGATACCGCGAACTGCTTACTCGATATCGCGGAGCAAAAGAAATCATTCCGATCTACATCAGCACGACAAGCAATGTTCGCTACTGGCGGATGAGGCGCCGCGGAGACAGCGATGCCGCGGCGCGTGAGCGCCTTCATCACGACATAGATGCTTTCCTAGATGCTCCGAATATCGAAGGCGTGCATGTTGTAGATGGAAACGGGACCATCGGGGATACAGTTAGAGAGATTGAGAAAATTGCAAATGTGTGGCGTTGGTGACAGCGCCGCACTTTTTCTGTATTGGGGAGCAGCATGCATGGGCAGAAAGAAGAAAGTGACTGGGGCACTTAGAATATGCTCCATTGATGCAAAGGACCTTTATATTTCAGAGCACTATATCGACGAGAGCAAGCGCGGCTATCGTCTTCAGCGGCCTGACGGCACGTGGAACTATAAGCGGTTTACCAACTCACTTGACTACTCGCTCGACGTTATCAAGATGCAGGAGGTTTACGGAACGGTAAACCACTATGAGGCAATCAAGTTCCCGTTCAGCTTTACTGATGGCTATAACAACTACACCACTCAGGTAATCAACACCACATACAAATATTCTGTCAAATCATTTAACCGCATCAATCTTGATACATACGTCAAGTTCGGCTATTACCCGAACGATATTGAAATCACAGACTGTATTGGGCGGGACAAGGCGGGAAATATCGTCGCGGTCACAGCGAATCAGGATGTTATGCATCCCGTTGAGCAGCTGCCTAAGGGCTTTATTTATATCAGGCACGAAGGCGATGCTCTTGGCCACTACGAGGAAACGTCGTCAATGCCGACGCTCGTCACGACGAAAGAGCTTCGTGAGTGGCTGTACGTGAACGGCTTCAACGTAGACGGCGTACACTTCGTCAGATTCAAGCGCTCATCCGGCTCTGCGAGGCGCGGGGTCTGTAACTTCATCAACCAGCAGCTTTATTCGCGCATGAATGAGTGGGCTAAGTGCGGTCTTGATATACGCGAGGGCATGCCGCTCGATCTCTGCAGCTACGACGCATATATCGCGCTGACATCAAGCTCGATCATCGGCACAATCCAACTTGATCCTAAAAGTATCCTGATGATTGACGACTATCATTCAGTCTTTAAGTGCGACGTTATGGCGACAGAGGAAACGCCAGACCATCATTATGTCACCAATAAGAAGCAGATTGAGCGTGACAATTCAATCTGGGACGGACAGTCACTGCTTGATTCCAGCGTATACGGCGAATATAGCGATCACTGTATGCTGCTTCTCAGAAACCGCTTCTTCAAGTCGGCGTGCTTTCAGACAAATATCCAGAAATTTTTTGAGGATAACGGGATCACAGACATATCTCAGCTTAACGGGCAGACATTTGCCACGGATATTCACGACATCAAGATGATCACTACCCCATCCTCTATCAAGTATTGCAAGTTCGGCACGTTCAAGCAGTGGGTTGAGAATATCGACTCGACATGGGGCGTGGTAAAGTACGAGAAGTTCCCGAAGTACATGAACGGCAAGAAGTCCGCATGTCATTATCAGCTCATGCAGACGCTGCAGATGACATTTGATGAAACCAAGGAGTTCATTGAGCCGACGCTTAAATATATCGTCGCACTCAGGGATGATCCGGCGGTTCTTCGCGAGCACCTGAAGTTTTCCCGCTACAAGGATGGGTCTATGATAGGGGCGGCTGATAAAAACGAGGTCGTATATAACCTCATGATGCTGAATGACCGCTTTACAAAGACCAAGGTTTATGCCGACTTCGTCAACGACCTGGTAAGACACCAGTATAACGAGGCCAAGGTCGCGCGAATTGTGGTGAATGGACTGTACGCTACGCTGTTTGGCAATGGACTTGAGATGCTAAAGGCTAGTATTGGGAAGTTTGACGGAACATCAGAGCTTGGAAGTGGGAATTCCCACTGCACCAGATTCGAGTATGGCAAGACATTGATTGGCACACGCTCTCCTCATGTGACTCCGAGCTGCGTCTGGCTGACCAACAATGTGAAGCAGGATGAGTATGACAGGTACTTCAACCTCACCCCGGCCATCGTTTGCATTAACAGCATCGGCGAATCGACGCTTGACCGCTTGTCCGGGGCTGATTTTGACTCTGACGTTGTCCTGCTGATGGATGATGACATCCTTGTAAAGGCCGCACAGAAGAACTATGACAAGTTTTCCATCTCTACCAGCCTCGTAAGCAGCAGCAAGATTAAGCGAAGCTACTCTTTGCAGCAGATGGCAGAGTCTGACTATCGCACTGCGAAAAATCACATTGGCGAAATTGTCAATCTCGCCGCAAGACTTAATAGCATTCTGATGCACAACATGAATAACGGCCAGTCATTTGAGGACAACATTGAAATATACAAGGATTCCTGTACGTTGAATGCGCAGAGCGGAGTCGAAATAGATTCTGCCAAGAAGGCTTTTACCGTTGACAACGGAGCAGAATTAAAGGCGATAAGAGAAAAGTACAATTTTAGAAATGATGACGATAAAGACTGGAAACCGTATTTTTTCAAGCATATTGACACGCAAAAGGGCTTTTTTATCAAGGATTTGCGCGAATATCGCTATCTTGATTGCACTATGGACTATATTCAGGAGATCATTGCGAGCTTCAACGTAAGGTCGCGGAAGATGTCGAAGCTGTCATCAGAGCCTATCTCCTACGTGCTAGACAAGAGCAAGTACAGCAAAGATTCTGTTAATAAGCGTCAGGTAAAAAATGTGGTTGAAATTTTGCGGAAGCTCAAGTCAGACAGGTCTGCGATCTTCCAGCAGCAGATAGACGATAAGGATGCGAAGCGTCTTCTACTCGACCGTGTCACCTATGACGCCACATACGAGCTGTCGCAGATGAACTTCAACTACTCTACTTCGTACTACCTGATCATGCAGCTCTGCGAGAACCCAGACTGGAGCGATATTGGGAAAATCGGGTTCTACATGCTCCTCTCTCTGCCGGGCACAGGTTTCTATCAGGTGTTCGACCAGTCACATGACGGCGTGATGTGTGTTGAGGAAAGCGCGGACGACTATGACTCCGAGTATTTCGGGATAACATTTCGGCACTACATGTCAGATACCGGCGAAAAGTGCGAGGGCGACTTTGATTTTACGAAGCCTGTCGATGACATTTTATGTTGCATCAAACATAAGTCATGTGCTAAAAGGGGTCAAAAATGCACCCGGTCTTGACAAACATCCATCGAAAACCGCGCAAATACGCGGTTTTCTGGCATATGAGCAGATTTGCTATATGGAGAGAGACACAATTGTTGTGTCTTGTAGCGAATAAAGGGAGAAAAAATTATGGACAATAAAAAGCATATTCCGAAGTCGGTGTTCATTAGTGCACTGGCAAAGCGGGCCGGATATAATCGGGATGATGTTGCTAATGTAGTTGACTGTATCGACGATGTGCTGATTGATATGCTGTCAGATGCAACACCGGAAACAAGCGCGGAAGTCAGCATCACACACAATATCAGGATTGAGAATTATTACACGCCGCCCAAGAAGAAGATGGATCCTCACTCTCACGAGATGTGGATGGCTCCGGCACACTTTAGGACGAGGGCAAAGTTTAGCAAGACAATGCGGGCGCTTGGGGGCGATTAAAAAGTATGAATATCGACAGACAGGACGGCGAATGTCTCGAGCAATATTTATACAGGCTTGGCGGATATAAGTCGTCCGGCCTGATTGATATGACGTGGGACGATATCGCCCAGATTATTAATGACCAGTGTGGCGCAGATAAGTCGCCTGACGTATGCCGCAAGGAGTATGCAATTGCAAGGCGCTATGCCTCACAGGTGTTTGGACGTGGAACGCCCGGTGATAGCGAGATGCGGGCCGAGGTTGCGAAGCGGCAGGCCCAGACAATAAATATTGAGACCAACAAGTGGATTCGAGAGCATGCGCGTGATGATCTGATTACCGAAAAGATTGTTGATGCGATACATAGCCTCGAGCCGCTTGAAATGCCGCAGTACATTGAGACGCCGTATGGCAGCAGGGTTGGGATGCTCTGTATGGGCGATGCACACTTTGGAACTGAGTTTACAATATACGGCCTTAATGGCGAAGTGTTAAACGAATACAACGAAGATGTGTTCAGACAGCGAATGTTTAAACTGCTCAATGAGACGGTCAGGATTGTAGAAGAAAATGGACTTAGTGATTTGTACGTTAGTGATCTTGGTGATTTTGCGGACGGCATATTACGAGTTTCGCAATTGGTAAAGCTGCAATACGGCGTTGTGGAGAGCACGGTGCGGTATGCAGACTTTATTTCTACATGGCTTAATGAACTGACAAAAGTTGTTCGCGTGCATTTTGGAATGGTTGATGGAAACCACACCGAGTTGCGGATGCTTGGCCAACCAAAATCAACTTTCAAAAACGAAAATATGGGGATTGTCGTGCGTGCGTTCATCAAGGAACGGCTGAAGGACAATCCAAATTTTGAGCTTATAGAAAACAAGACTGGCTACATTTTCCACAAAATCTACGGTTATACAATTCTGTGCATTCACGGCGACGAGGTGCGCGCGAACAATTCCGTTAAAGATTTTGCAAACACATATAGAGTACATCTGAATTATCTGGTTACTGGCCATTTTCATCACTCCAAGCTTGAAGAGGTCGGAATGGATGTCGAAAGCATTGGCGTTCCGTCAATCATTGGAGTCGACTCTTACAGCATGAGTTTAAACGCGACATCAAACCCGGGAGCCACTCTTCTTCTGTTCGAAGAAGGTAAGGGAAAGACCGTGCAATATACAATCAAACTCTAAAAAATGGGAGAAATGCGCATGGGAAGAGCAATGCAACGTCCCAGCGCCGCCAAAAAAACTATTTCAGCTAATGAGAAAAAGGAATCTGTGCTTAATACGCTTCGCACGTTGGGCGACGATGACGTTATTGATATATTAAGTCAGATTGGCGTTGGGAGAAAATATTTCACCTGCCATATGTGCGGGAAGATTAAGAAGAAGGATGATTTTTATGTATCGGCTGATCCTCGCAGCCATACTAAAATCACTCCAATATGCAGAGACTGCGTGTCAAAGGTAGTTAGAAGTATTGATGCATTTGGAAACTCAAGTGATCCTACAAGAGATTCCATACTTGACGCGCTTGAATACATTGATCGGCCATTTTTGTCGAACGTATATGACAGTTGTATGTCGAAGGATGCAACAGACAGTCGCGACATGTGGTCTCGCTATATAAACGTTATTAATTGTATCGATAAGTATCGCGGGTTGCGGTTTAAGGATTCTGACATAATGCATTTTGCGTCGCCTGATGGTCTGTATACCGATGACGATGATGGTGACTACGACCAGACTCCAATGAACATCGAAGATGTCGACATGTCTCAGGAGGCGCGAGACAGATACGAAATCAACCGCAGGGATACCATTCGTTTTGTTGGATATGATCCGTTTGAGAACTATCCCATTGCTACGGATAAGCCGCGTCTTTATTCGCAGGTAGTTAATTTCTTGGATGATGAGTCGAAGAATGACGGCATGAAACTTGCCGCCATCATTCAGATTGTCAAGCGTCTGAATCAGGCCGAAAAGCTGAACGATCAGGTTGACGCACTGCTCAATGACCCGAAACACTCGCTCGATAACCAGACGCTTATTAACAAGATGATCGATACCTGCAAGAAGAATATGGACATCGCGACTAACCTTGCACGCGATAACGGAATCTCAATCAACTATAACAACAATAAGTCAGCAGGTCAGCAGACTCTGTCTGGCAAGATGAAGAAGTTGACAGAGGAGGGGCTTCGCGAGGCCAAGGTAAATCTGTTCGATGTTGGAACCTGTAAGGGAATGCAGCAGGTAGCGGAAATCAGCGAAGCCGCAAGGCACAAACAGATTGGCGTTGACGACAATGTACTGTCGGAAATTCGCGATATAAAAGTTCAGCTTGTAGAAAGCATGCGAAAGGAGCGGGACTCTGCACAAGAGCGAGCACGCATCCTTCTTCGCGAAAATACAGATCTGAAAGATTACATGAAAGAGCGGGGACTGATGGATGCGTCCGGTAATCTTGTCGGAGGTGATAGCTCATGACATCACCTCTACTGGACAACAGACAATACAACATTTTTGTAAAGCCAGACCTCTACCCTCTCACAACAAAGCAGTACGAAGAACAAAAAGAGATTGCCGACATTATCCAGTGGGGGCGTGAAAACCCAGTAAAGTTCGCGGAAGAATTTTTCGGAATCGAACTTATGGATTTTCAGATATATATCATTGAGCGTACATGGTGCGCAGAACAGGCCGTGTGGTGCTGCTCCCGAAATGCCGGTAAGTCAATTCTTGGTGCTATTTACATTATGCTGCGTTCAATTCTGATACCGAACCATCAGACATACATCTGTACTGGCGTCGGTTCTCAGTCTATTGAACTTTTTCAGAAAATTGAAAAGCTGACGAAAAATCAGATACCGTCATTCAAGTCATTGACCGATGTTTTCGGCAATGAACTTGTAAAGGCGCACGGTTCTGATGGTTTCGTACATGATCCGTCAAGTCACTCATTCAGACTCTATAACGGTTCTGGCGTGCATACGCTGAACGGTGCAATATCAAATCTTAGAAGTAAACGTTCTAATTTGAATTTTTATGATGAGTGTGGATTTGCGCCTGATGAATTATTTAATGTCACAATGCCGTTCCTTGCGCAGAACTCAAAGTTCGCGCTCGGCGTTGATTATAGCGACGATGATGCGCTGATGGAACCCAAGCCGTTCCCAAATCAGGCAATATTCGCGTCATCGGCGGGAAGAACTGACCAGTTCTTTTATAAAAAATATCGTGAGTGTTCTATCCGCATGGATGCCGGGGATGACAGATACTTCTGCGCAGACATTGATTGCGATGCTGTTATTAGCGCAACGCGGCATGGTGTTCTTCTGAGCGAGCCTCTGCTTAATCAGGAGACGATTGATTCGGCTATGCGGAAGGATAAAGATGCGGCGCTCCGCGAGTATCGAAATATATTTCAGACTGAAGGTGGAAACGGACAGCTTATCAAGCGTGCTTCAATTATACGCAACAGCTATCCGTATGTGCCGCATATGACAAACACCGACAGGTCCAAGTATGTCATTGCATGGGACCCTGCGCGGCAGACAGATAACTCAACGGTGTGTGTTGCGAAGCTGTGGAAAGACCAGCATGTTGGATGGAAAATGCGCATTGAAAATGTCTATGTGCTAATAGACAGGCTGTCGAAGTCTGGTCGCATGTTAAATGCGCCTAATCAGGTAGAAGAAGTTAAGAAGATTATCCTGGACTATAACGGACCAGAGGCTGCGGATTACGAAAATATTATGGCAATCATGGTCGATGCTGGATCTGGCGGTGCTGGTATCCCACTTACTGACTACATGTCAGGTGAATGGGAATATAACGGCGTTAAGCATCATGGTCTGATTGATCCTGAGTTTAACGAGGGCGATGATAAGAAGTTCCCGCTTGCTGTTAAGGATAGGCTTCACCTCATTTCTCCTACAAAGTATCGCTCTGTGATGTTTGAGGAAATGAAACAGCTTATTGATCTCGGCGTTGTCGAGTTTCCAGAGGAATATACGCAGCGCGGGTACATCAATCTGATTTATCAGGTAGACAAAGATAATAACGCAACACAGATCTTTTCATATCCACAGGAGAAAGAAGAGAAACAGCTAAAGAAAGATGGATACCGTATCGACACTGTGCCGTATACCCTCTCACCAGATGAGGAAGTTGCGCTGACACAGATTGATATGATGAAGAACGAGGTTGTCAACATGTACCGCTTCACAACCTCGTCCGGCCAGGATAGGTTCGATCTTGCACCCGATAAGGCAGGGAAGATGCATGATGACCGAAACTATACTCTTCTACTGTGCTGTCACTATCTGACGCAGCTTCGTCGTGCGCCAATTACTAATAAACGTGTTCACAAATATACAAATAACGATATCGCCAATCTTCCGATCAATGTGGCGCATCGTTTTAAGATGATCGATTAATTGGGGGTGTGTGGGATGGCAAATAACACTAAGACTACACAACAAATCTCCACACCATCTGGTCCGCATAGTGCAGAGGAGATTAGGAAGACAATTTATTCGCAGGAAGTGCGAAACTATTTTCAGGAGATTGCGGATCAGCTTCGCCTGATAAATCTTGACAAGAATCAGTCGAGGAGCTTTAGCACATTTAGCAAGAGCAAACTGCGGACGTTTATGCGGAACCCACAGGCTAACGAAGATAACATAAGACAGCTTAGCCAGTTTCTATACCGCATGTGCTATCCGTACAGGCGGCTTGTGTGGTACCAGGCGTCCATGTTTGACGCAAACGCCATATCAATTGTACCGGCGATCGACTTCTCAAAGTCCGTCAATATGAAGAAGGTGCGCAAGAGCTATATTAATACTGCCAAGAAGATTCAGCAGATGGCTCTTGACCAGTGCATTTTGCCGATGCTGATTACGGCATGGCGCGAAGATGCCGCGTTTGGATATATCTACGATGACGGCGAGACAATGTTCATACATGTCTTGAACGGGAAGTATTGCAAGGTAAGTTGCATCGATGGCGGCGCATTGCGATATGCGTTCGACTTCAGTTACTTCAATTCTCACACTGACGATCTTGAGTACTGGGCTGACGAGTTTAAGCAGAAATTTGAGCTGTATAGCGCTGGTAAGGCGCCGAAGTGGCAGGAACTTGATTATAGCAGAGAAATTTGTCTGAAAATTAACGTTGACGACCCTACACTCTGCTATCCGCCGTTTGCTCCGCTGTTTGAGCAGATCATTGATAATGTCGACTTGCAGAGTATTCAGAATGTCAAGGACCAGCTTTCTGTCTATAAGCTGCTTGTTGCGAGGCTAAAGCCGCTCACCGGTACTAATATTCCGGACGATTTTGAAGTTGATCTTGATACAGCGATTAAGTATTACGATAAGTTGCGCGAATCACTTCCGCCAGAGGTGGCATCCATCATCTCTCCGCTTCCTATCGAGCCTATTGAGTTTACGCCTACGTCTACAAATGACGTTGATAGTATATCTAACTCGACGAATAACCTGTTTAAGAATTCCGGTGGATCTCAGATTTTGAACAACGAGAAGTCGGGTACAACAATTACGCTTGCGCAGATTCAGATGGATACGCAGAGCGCGCTGAAGGCCGTCCTCCCGCAAATACAGGCATGGTGCAACATATATCTTACGCAGCACCTTGGAAAGGATGCGTGCCACGTCAAATATTTTGATGTGTCGCCGTATACGCGTGCAGAGAAGAAAAAGGAACTCATCAATTCTGCACAGTACGGTGTCCCTACAAAGCTTGCAGTTGCGGCTCTTGACGGGTTCACGCCGCTTGAAACGCTGTCTCTTGAATATGTCGAAAATGACATGTTTAAACTGCACGAGACGTGGATACCGCTTCAATCGTCTTATACGCGGTCTGGTTCTACCACGGGTGGAGCTCCGACGAAAGACGCAAGTGAACTCAGCGACGATGGTGAAAAGTCGCGGGAGAATGCGTAATGACAAACAATTTTATTAAGACTAGCGACGCTGACATTGCAAAACAGCTTCGTGCCGCAGGATTTCCAGAGCTTCCCCGCGAGGGGAAGCTCTTTGTGTTTGTAAATCAGCCTGAGCATGAAGCGTGCTTTGACGACAGCGGCGTTGTTTATACAAATCAAATTTGTGTTTAGGAGAAGTATGTATTATGGCTGACAAGATTCTCACGCTGAATGAACTGCGTGACTTCTGCGCACAGCAGGGGCTTACTACGTTCAGTGCAAAGGAATATGGCAAGCCGATAGCTTGTCAGATCAATACAACGGCAGTCTTCGATGATACAGAGAAAGAGGACAATAACGGTATTGTCTATGCTCTGGTGAAGGTCTGCCACACTCTTCTCAACAGAAACGGTTCTTACATTTCCGAAGACAATATGAAAAAGGCAATGCCTACGCTCAAGGATAGACCACTTCTGGCGTATATCCATGAGCTTAATGATGGCACATTGGACTTCGGAACTCATAACCGCGAAATTGTTGAGGACGATGATGGAAAGCAACATGTTGTGTATTACGAGCAGCAGGTTGGCTCTTTCACCGATGATGATCCGAGTCTTGAATATGACAAGGATAATGACAAGACATATGTCATAGCGAAGGTTGCTATTCCGGTGGACTACACTCCGACCATTGATATTTTGATGAGCAAGGGTGGCGAGTGTAAGGTCAGCTGCGAACTGGTTATCAACGCTATGGTGTATAACGCCAAGGATAAATATCTTGAGTTTACTGATTTTTACTTTAATGGCGTGACGCTGCTTGGCAGCGACGAAAATGGTGTAGCTATCGAGGAAGGCATGCAGGGTGCAAAGCTCACAATGGATGCCTCTTTTGATCGTGAAAAAGAATCTACGAAAGGAGGCAGTGACTTTAGCATGAAATTTGACGAACTGCTGAAAAAGTATAACAAGACTGCTGAAGACATTACGTTTGATTATGCGTCGATGTCCGATGAAGAGCTTGAAGCGAAGTTTGAAGATGAGTTTGGAAAGCATGACGACGAAATTGTGTCTGTAACATTTGAGCTGAATTACGGTCAGATTGAAGGGCAGATTTATCGTGCGCTGGAAGAGATTGACAGAGCGAATCACTATCGTACCGATTACATGCTTGTTGCAGTATATGACGATCGGTTTATCTATCGAAACCTCTCAGATGCTGAAGACCATTATTATGCACAGAACTATACAAAAAATGATACGGCGGTAACGCTTGTTGGTGATCCGTATGAAGTTTTTGCAGAGTTTCTGACTGCAGAGGAAAAAGCGTCTCTTGATACGATGCGCGCCAACTATCAGTCTCTGGTTGACTTTAAGACGCAGGCTGACAAGGCTGCAGAGGATGCACAGCGCGATGAAGTTCTGAACGACACTTCTTATGAGTGTCTTGCTGATGATGCTGATTTTGCAACGCTGAAGGAACATAAGAGTGATTTTAGCGTTGATGAACTCAGGGTAAACGCTGATTTGATTTTTGCTAAGCATATCAAGGCTGTTGGATCGTTTGCTATTAACGGCAACGCCGATAAAACGCCTGATAATACAAAAAAGTTCAATTTTGCAGATAACGCATCTGCCGATAAGGACAACCCTTATCCGGGACTTTTTAACGAATAATTTAGGAGGGAAAGTATATGGCTACAGGATTTACTAAATACTGGGATAAGCCTGAGAAGCACGGCGTTGCTGAAGTTAGCGATATGCTGGCTACGACTGCCGGTCATATTGAAAACGTGCGTGCGGCTGAAGATATCGACAATGGTTCTTTCGTGTCTCTTGACGCGTTTGAGGCTGGCGATGTCTGGACAATGAAGAAGCCGGTGCCGGCAGAGGGTATTTATCTGGTTGCTTCTGTTGAGGATATTTACGAGGACTTCTCTAAGATGGCTCGTGCCGTGGAGAACTTCTTCAACGCGAAGGGCGATGTAGTTCGCGCTTATCAGCTTTTTGCTCGTGATAAGTTTGCGCTGTCTAAGGAAGCATTCGCTGATGGTGCTGAACCGGCTGTTGGCAAGTACCTTGACTTTACTAAGGGATACAAGGCTGCCATTGCTGCCGCAGCTCCGACTGCAGGCCCTGTTGCGAAGATTTATGATGTTGCGCCTAACGGAAGATTCCGTGTGGTTGTTGAAAAGATTTAACAAAGGAAGGAGGAAAAACATATGTTTAGATATACATTCAGTCAGTCTGCTGATGCAATTCAGAAAGTTTTTGACGAGCAGAGCTATGTCAGCTTCTCCAACCTTTGTGTAGATACGATCAAGGGTAACGTTGTCAAGTTCTCTCAGAAAGAAGCAAGTAACGAGATTCGTAAGAGAATCCTTGCTGTTGCTGGCCTTGAGGAAAATCCGAGTATTGGTGATGTACGCAGAGCGCTGAACAGAACCGCTACCCGTGAAGCAATCTTTGAAATTATTTCCGAGACTGTTGATCAGACTCTTATTTATGGTATTAAGGATAATCCGTGGTTTAACGCTTACGTTGAGTATCGTAACCTGAACCTTGGTGATTCCAACGAGTTCTATATTCCGGATTCGACCAACCTTGTTGTGAGTGAGGTTGCCGCTTCTAACCATGACATTATCAGACAGCGTATTGGCTCTGGTAGGACAATCACGGTTGCTACCAGATCTTATGACGTTAAGGTGTATGTTGAAGCTGAGAGATTCCTTATGGGCGCTGAGGATTGGTCTGACCTTATTAACAGAGTGTCCAAGGCGTTCTACGACAAGATTGGCGCGATGATTTACGCTTCTATTGCAAGCGCGTCTCAGGATATCCCCAGCCCGACGAGATTCAACATCACGATGCAGGCTACTCCTACGAACCGTGCTCAGTTCGTCAAGCTGCTTAATGACGTATCTATCGCATCTGGTTCCAAGGCAGTCGTTCTTGGTACTGGCGTAGGTCTTGGTCAGCTTCAGAACATGAAGAACACTGATATCTTTGCTGCAAGCGAGAAGGAAGACATTTACAACCTTGGTCGTATTGGTCACTTCGATCAGTATGCTGTTGCTGAGATTCCTCAGGGCTTCACTGATGCTACCCTGTCCAAGTACAACTACGATGACGCGAAGCTGCTTGTTGTTCCTGGAAACATTGGCAAGTTCGTCAAGTTTGTTGATGAGGGCGCAACCGAGATTTATGAGAATACCGATCGCGCACACAACAAGGATCACTCCTTCGACTACGAGATGTCTCGCAAGATGGGTGTTGCTTGTGTTGTTTCTACCGTGTTCGGAACCTGCACTATCGAAGCCTGATTATTGGAGCGCCTGCAGTCAATGTGGGCGCTCCTAGAATAAATGGAGAATTATTATGCCAACGAAAAAGACAACAACTAGGACGAAGCCTGCTGCCGCCGCTCCGATCGTGGAAGAGCCGATCGCGGCTAAAAAGCAGTATAAGCCAGACGACCTTATTCCGTGCAAGTCAATCACTGCCGGAAAGATGATTTATATCGGATCGAGAACAAATATCCCATATGTATGGTCAAACACGGGAGATGTCGCGTATATCGAGTATCAGGATTTGATGTCTGCCATCTTATCACACTCGAATTATGTGTATATGCCGCGCTTTGTGATTGAGGATGAGAATATTGTTGAAGACCCGAGATGGTCTGAGCTGAAAGAAATTTACGACAACCTGTATGATGCGGGTGATGTGCGAGAGCTGTTATCCGAGCGTACATCTGTCAATAAATTTAAGAGCGTAATCAAGTCTGCTCCTGCTGGACTCATCAACGCAGTCAGGTCTGAAATGGCTCAGGGTATTCAGAACGGTACGTTTGATAGCATCGGCAAGGTTAAGGCTGTTGATGAGCTTCTCGGAACGAAGATGGTTGAACTTCTGGGATAACGCGGAGGTGGCGCCATGACTTCGTATGAGAAGATTTTTAAGTGCTTTCTTCGCAAGATTAGTGATGCGGAGTTGGCAAATCGTCTTGAATTTAATACGGAGCTTGCCATAGAAGATATGATTGGCTATCTGCATTCCGCTGTGGCCAAGTACAACATCGACGACAAGACTATTACGTTTGACGACGACAATCAGGTAATTGAAGAAGATTTATCAGACTGGGAAATTGAAATGTACGCGCTCGGGATGCGTATAGAGTGGCTTGAACCTTTGGTACAGGCACGTATGAATATTTCCCAGATGTTTGGCGGAAAAGAAGAACGGTTTTATTCCCAGGCTACCCATCTTACAGCAATCAGAGACATGCTTAATGCTGATAAGCTTGAAATTCGCAAGATGAGGCGTGACTACGGATATCATCATAACTCATATATTGAGGAGAATGCTACGACATGATCTACACATCGTATATGGACGTTACTGATGAACAAATCGCCAAACAGAAAAAATCACTTCACAGCGCCCTTTTCTGGCTGCTTCTTTATAGAGATCCCGAGACGTGCGACAAGTATCAATACGTTGATGTCGATAAATATATCGGCGGTCTAATGCTGCGTATCGGTGGGCTTAATGAACTCTTCGGCCGCCCATCTGAACTTGTCACACTGCTAAGCGTCCTACAGGCTATTAAGGACGAGAATCTGAAAACGGATTTTGACTATCATACTTACAGAAAACTTGTACTTGACGCACACTCTCTGGTTGACAAGATCGGAGGTGGGTCTAATGTATGAATCATTTCTGACACGTATGGAGAATCAGGGAAAGACACATGGGCAGATCCGCAAGACCCAGTCTGATGACATTATGAATCAGACATGGTGGGACGACATTCAGTCGCGCGTGGTCTATTTGTATGACTACTTCCACGATAATGAACCTACAACAAATTATGATAGGCATCCGGAAGAAGATCCTCTGAAGATTCCCGTTGACGCTAAATTTATTATTACACAATACGAGACCCTTTCAAGAGATCAGGTCGAATATCATTTGATGTTCCGCCCCGGGCAGGGCGATCCGACAGATTATTATGAGAATAATTATCATACGGTATGGTCGGCAAGGTTTCCTGTCGGCTTATATGTCGATGTGCCGGATGATGAGGGAGTATTTAATAGGTGGTTGATCGTCGCCGAACAGCATGGCAACCAGTTTATTAAGTATTCTATTCTGCCCTGCAACTACTTCTTCCACTGGGTCTATAAAAATAAACTTTACGATATGTGCGCTGTCGCACGTCTGAGAAACAGTTACAACTCGGGCAAACATTTACCCCTATATATAGCGATATATATAGAAAAGATAACTATATCGGTTAAAAGCCGTAGGCGGCCAAGACCGAGGAAAGACTTGCATATGCAAGAATCCGTAACGACTGCAGGGCTGCATAGGTAACTGTGCAGCTGAAGTTATCCGTCTCTAGTAGACAGAATATACAGTCTGAGCTCGCGTAATAACCTATTTGTCATGAAGCGCGAGAGGTTGGATTAACGTCCAGCCCGCCATGTATCACATGGTCTTCAAGTAACAGCATTGGAATGGACAGACAATATCACGACCGTGGTACAGAACCAATCTCAGGTATGGTTTCCTCAGAATTCTATCACGTCAAACTTATTCTATAATCAACGCTTTATCATTGATTCTCGCACGTTTGACCGTGATACGAAATATGAGTCATATCTGGCTTGGCATACTACAAAGGTCGAAAATATTTTCCCACCGGGTATCGTAAAGCTAACATTAGCACAGGACAAATTTGATCCTGTGAAGGACCAGTTCGATCCCGCTACCAACTATATGTACGCCAACTATTCAGACTATCTCACCGAGAACAGCCATGATGATGACGATGATATATACAGCAGGATTGAATTTAAGGGAAGCCCTGAGATACGTGTTGCCGGCACCGGCATGACGTTCGCTCTCAGATTCTATGACAAGAGTGGCAATGCCATTGATAAGGTTGCCACATCCTCTTCCGCTTCTGACTACTGGTCGTTTGATGTAACTGACGGCGCAGGTGTGAAGGTTACGCACCCGCCAGCTTTTGACGACATCATATCTAAAGTCGGCGATAACGTGTTCAAGATTAAAATTCAAATTAACGACATCAATCTGCTTGGCAAGACATTGATATTGCACGGACACGATATTGACGGCACGCGCTCTTCTGATGCCACGCTAAAGATCACAAGCCTGTAAGGAGGTATATGTATGGAAGCTCATGAATATCGAAAAACCGTCTATACCCCAGAAGGAGACACGCTTTTGCTCAACAGGCTGTGGGCCGACGACATCAGTAAAACAAAGCGCACGATTAAGCAAAAGCTTATACAGAATCAGGATATTCGCACGCTGATCGATAATCCTGACTTAAAGGATACGGATGATTATTCGAATTATCTTTATACGAATATATTCCCGTTCCTGTTAATTCCAGCGACAATTTCTGATAAAAGAAATTACATCTGTTTTAAGGTGGACTTTGCGGATGACAGCTATTACGAGGATATGCGCAAGGAGAATTATTTAATGCGCGTTGTTAATATCCAGTTTACTGTGCTCGTACACAAGGATAACGCAAAGACAGACCTCGGCGTAGAGCGCCATGATGCGCTTGCGTGTGTTATTAGGCAGATGTTTTCCTGGGCAGAAAAAGACTTTCCGTCCAGGCTTGATCCCATTAGCGATGTTGAGGGTATAACGGATAACGACTATCTCACCAGAACTATAACATTTAATGCTGAGTATAGCCGCGAACTGACAGATTCTCGCAGAAAAAATCCGTACTCTAATTAGCGGAGGCGGTGCGAATGGGAATTAAACAGGAATTGTTTTTTGGCAACAACATACACGTCAATGATAAAATTACCATTTCGCAGCCGACCGTCGGACAGATACTTGATTTTCATTCCGATAACGAAGAATTTCAAGATGGTGAAGGCGGATATTACAAAATGATTTCAATAGTGACGGCGACTCCGGCTGACTATGACGTTCAGCTTGATGATGCTGGCGTGCGTTATGAAGATGTAGATCCGTTCGATTTCTTCTTCGGACTCATGCGAATGTTTCATGTTGATTCAAGCGTGACCGAGCTATTATTCGGTGATCTTGATTTTACGCGGTTTGAGCGCTACGAGGATGTAGAGCATAACAATAATATTGTATATATGAATTCGGATGGCGTTCGCATTGATAAGGCGCTGTATATGCATATCGTCACAATTATACGCGAGATGCATAATGTGACGCCTAATCAGGCAAAGTGGGAAAATGAAGCGTCCAGACAGATACATATGGATTATGAGCGCAAGCGCGCACGGCGCAAGCATCATAAGGAAAAGTCTGTGTTGCTTCCTATAATTTCCGCGCTTGTTAATGATCCCGGGTTCAAGTATAACCGCGAAGAAACGCTAAATTTGAATATATATTTTGTGTATGACTGTTTAAAACAGAGAATGAAGTATCAACAGGTTGACCACCTGATGACCGGCGTGTATGTCGGGCTAATAGATACAAAGAAAATGAATCTTGCTGAAGAACTCAACATGATTCGAGACGATATTTGAGACCAGTGCTTATGCACTGGTCATTTTATTTAGGAGGAATTATTATGGCAGATAGACTTGGTAAGCTCGTTGTAGAGCGTGTCGAAGATGCTACCGCCCTTGATCCTAAGACCGGCAAGCTGCTGTGGCTTATGGATGAACCTACCTCTGGATCTCTGGAGTCCGCAATGGACACCGTCTGGGCAGAAGGTAAGGGTGGACGTAGACTGTATGGTCTGGACAAGAATAAGACTGCATCCTTTACTTGCAAGAACGGATATCTTGTTACTGGTGCGCTGCAGACTCAGGTCGGTGGAACCATTACGACTCTTGACGAGGACCACACCGCTGATGTTCCGGTTGTCGAGTACGTGAAGGCTGCGAACGGAAAGCTTCAGCTTCAGTACACTCCTGTGGCTGGATCTCTGAAGTATATCTACGTATCCAACTCTGATCTTACGCAGGGCGATTCGTATCAGATTGGTTCTGATGCGGCAAAGAGCTTCTCGCTGTCTGGCGCAATTGTAACACTTCCGACTGGTGCAGATCAGTCCGCAACTTATATTGCGATCTATGACAGAACAGCTAAGGCTGGTACGAAGATTACTAACGATTCTGACGTTTATCCGTCTACCGCAAAGGTTATCTTCACGGTGCTTTGCCATGAAGTTTGCGATATGAATAAGAAGATCTATACGAAGCTGGTATTCCCGGCGGCGAAGATCGACGGTAACTTCACTCTGGATTGGGTTTTTATGCGCAAAATGTGCGCATAAGTATAAACCTCGGTCCCATTACGAAGTAATTCGTAATAGCAAAGTAGGTGAACCTATAAATATAGGGTGTGCATACAACGATTAGGATTTGCAGTAAATGGCAAATAGTGTATGTGCTAACAGGGAAAACCTAAACGTGCTTAGCAACACGCAAGGCAATCCTGTGCCAAGTCACGACAGTGATGTTGTGAAAGGTCTAACGAGCAAGACATACAATCTTTTTTAGATTATGAAGTCTGTATGTATGCGGTGAAATTCCGTATGCAGAAGTGCCTACTACCCATATCATAGTGTATGGGTAATGATGTGCTCTACTCCCCTCGCCAATAATATAAGGAAACTTAGGGTATTTTAGGATCAGTGGCGATGCTGTTGTTCAGGAACTCAAGATCGATGCTATGAGCTCAATTTGCGATACTCAGAAGAGATATTGGGATAAACACACCTGTCCCCTCGCTGCGTAAGTAGCGATGATAAACCCAGTGAATTCATGGGAACTCTAAACGTAGCTAATGATGACGGCGTTTAGACAATCATGATCCAAGCATGTTAATTATCAACATGAAGGAGCAACGACTATCGAAAGGACTTTTTAGGAGAAAAACCTAGAAATAGGACCAAGTAGAGTACGCGCAAGTGCGTGGAAGTGCTGGGCATCTTAAATGCGGTAACAGTATTTAAGATGATGATATAGTCTGATCCCCATAGCGATGTGGGGCATTTTGGTATTGGATTAACGAACCAATATAAACATAATGTGGTATGTCATCGAAGATTAATCTAGTTGATTAATGTGTTTGGCTCTGCGGGCTTCAAAACCCGCAGAGCTATTTTATAAGAGGAAAAGGAATACGTGGGAAAAATAAAGGACCTTACAGGACAAAGATTTGGGAGATTAACCGTTCTGGAATATGCAGGAATATATATTGCACCAAACGGGCGGCATGACTCTAAGTGGGTGTGTAAATGTGACTGCGGAAATATTGTCACTGTAACTAGGGGAAATCTTAAAGGTAAGACAAAATCTTGTGGCTGTCTTCATAGTGAAATATCGTCAAAGATATATAAGAAACATTTTAAAGATTTGTCCGGTCAACGTTTTGGGCGTCTCACTGTCATTAAACGTGTTGATGATCACGTTACTTCAGGTGGCCGCCATCAAGTGATGTATCAATGTCGCTGCGATTGTGGCAATATGACGGTAACATCCGCATCAAATTTGTGTAGCGGAAAGAGCCAGTCTTGTGGCTGCCTCGCAAGAGAGAAATCTCGTAGTCGCCACACGGGTCTTATTGATCTTACAGGGCAGCGTTTTGGCATGCTTACCGTCATTCGCCAAGTAGAAAATACTTCCGATAATCGTACACAATGGTTGTGCCATTGTGACTGCGGGAATAACAAAATTATCCTTGGTCAATCACTTAAAAACGGCGGATCGTTGTCTTGCGGATGTTCTGTCATCTCGCATGGCGAAGAGAAGGTTAAGGATATTCTTGAAGCGAACGATATTAGGTATCAGCGGGAGTATATGTTTGATGACCTTCGCATCAAAGAACCTCTCCGCTTCGATTTCGCAGTCTTGAATGATGATGGATCGGTAAAATATTTGATCGAATACGACGGAATTCAACATTTTTCTGCTACTGGTAAAGGTTGGAATACCGTAGCAAATATGCACACTGTTAAGAATCATGATTTTGTTAAGAATCAGTATTGTTTTTCTCACAACATTCCTCTCATTCGTATTCCATACACACGCTTTAACGATCTTGTATATGCAGATCTCGTTCCAGAAACGACTAACTATCTTCTGCTTAATCCGGCAGCATAAATAACTACTTCGGATCGCAGAGCTTATTCATGGTTTTGGCGCATAGGTCAATAAGACCAAAAAATTAAGCGCCAGATAAAAAGGAGAAAAACTATGCCTTATAACAAAGAAGAACCTAACCATGTGTGCATGAATCCAAAATGCCGCAAAAACGAGGATGGCACTGGTCCTGCTCATTATTACGCCTGCGACTCATGCGTACAGGGTAAGCCGGGGTTCTGGAAGGAGTACTGCTGCTCTATCGAATGTTTTCAGCAGTGGGTGGCCGATATGGAGCAGACCGGAATTAACCCGGAATATACAAAATATATTGCCGATGAGGCAAAGGAACATAATATCACAATTGCCGCATCGAAACCTGATGCGACCAACACAATGAGGCCAATATATATTAATAAGAAGAAACACCGCTAACAATCGCGGCTGATAGCGGAGGAGATGCTTGTGCATCTCCTCTATTTTTGTTGGAGAAAATTATGGGTGACAGACAAATGTTAATCAAAAGCAAGGTCACCGGGATCCTCTATGACGATAATGAGACGGTGCATATATATAACGTTCTGCAAGCATATAAGTATATGGCTGCAGGTGGAAGGGCGCTCGACATCCTACCGAGTCATGATAGTGAAGGCAACGAACGCCTTGTGTTTATTTTTTCTAAAGAGGATTCGGCAATGCTTGAGCCGCTGTGGAGGGCACACAAATTATGATTACAAAATTATTGGCACTTGATACATCCACAACGTGTACTGGGTATGCCGTTTATTTGCAGGGTGTATATGTCTCGTCTGGGCTAATTAGGGAATCGGATAAGGATGCCAATGCCCGTCTTGACAAGATGATCGTAGCGATTTATCGCATGATTAAAGACGTAGAACCAGATGTTATTGTTCTTGAGAATGAGGTTGTCGGAGGATCGCGCGTGACCGTAATGCTGTCAAAGCTCGTCGGGGCAATTCGCGGCTGGGCCGTTGGACATGGTATCAGCTACTACGAGCTTGATCCCGTACAGTGGAGGTCTCTTATTGGTGTACAGGCTCCCGGTATTAAGCGGGAAAAATATAAAGAGATCGTGCAGGAGTATGTTATCGACAATATCGTAGACAAGGAATTTGAAAAGGATGACGAGTCTGACGCAATTGCTATTGGTCAGGCGTATATCAATATGTTTAAAAAGGAGAACTAATATGGCTACTACAAAGAAGAAAACAAGACCTACTATTACCGATATTGCGAAGTATTGCGAAGGAAAAAATCGCACAGAGATTGCGGAATATTTTTCTACAAATAAGATTTTCGACACCGTCTATGTGCCGCATGAAGAGGTTATGGCGGCCTGCAGTTTGGTTGTGCGCGACGCATGTTACAAGGACAATAAATTTTATGTAGACAGTGATGCTGTCAATATTTTGTCAACTGTTTATTCTATGATGCTGCATTCGCACATTGAATGCTCTGATATGACATTCGAAGAGGTTTTTGATGTCATCGAGAAGTATCATGTTGCAAGTATTTTTGAAGAAGAAAACCCGGGTTATAAGTTCGATGTCGTAATAGACGCTGTACAGACGAAAATCGCCGATCTTAAGCATAACGAGTATTCAATTGAAGTGCTGCTCTCTGCTCTTGCTGATGCGCTGACTACATCGTTAAGCCAGCTTTCTGCAGAGGTTGAGCGAGACCCATCTTTCATTCAGAAATATATTAACAAGTAGTAGATTTGGAGTGTAATTATGCGTGTGACTATGACTGGTTATAACGACGCCTTTAATGATTTATCTGGAAAAATATCTCGTATAGGATCTTCACTTCCAAAGAAGTGGGCGTCGGATGCGTCAGACGCTTATTACAGAGCATATCGCAGTTTAATTGATAATTTTTATCATGATTATCAGCCAAAGCTGTATCAACGAACATATAAATTTGCGCATTCAGGTAGGCAGAGAAACTCACGAAACGATATATCTGGCGGATTAACTGTATCGTCAACGTTTATGCATGGTGATTATAAGTCAACAAAGGCGGACTTTGTGCTGAATCAAATTTGGAATCAGCAGATTAGGTACCATCACCCTATTACGCATTATGCCATACCGTTTGATGCGCATATTGAGTCGTTTATAGGATCGTTTAGTGGGGATGCTCCTCATGTATTGATGGAGCAGTTCCAGGATGCATATCAAACACGTATTCTTGATGCACAGTGTAATGCTGACATAATTCGTGAACTCAATTCATAGCGGAAAGGAGGAATTTGATGTATGGCTAAACAAACGTATACAATAAAATTTGGTATAGATTCTAGTGATTTTGTGCGCAACCTTGAGGCACTTCAGAGACAGCTTAATAATATAGCCGCTTCGATGGATCTTGGTCTTTCCGCTGATAAACTCAGAGAGTTCTCGGATGGATTAAATTCGATTCTAAAAAATTATACCACAGCTATTTCCAAACAGGACTTTTCGTCGATGCAGAGCGCTCTCGACGATGTGTATAGTGAAGCTGTTAAGATTCAGCAGACTGTCGGGGGTAAGGTTAATCTTGATGGTCTGTTAAATTCATTAGGCAAGGCTAAGACGTCGCTCGGCGAGTTCCGCGACATGACAACAACCGTATCTGGAGCGGCAATCAGCGCGGCAAATAATATTGCCGTAGCGCAGGAACAGGCCGCGACAAGATCTCGTAATGCCATTGCCTCTATTGGAGCATCAATAGATGCTCAAAAGCAAAAACTTGCCGATCTTCAGAGCACACAGGCTTCACTTGCGAGCTATGCAGATAAAAATGGCCGGGCGAATACAAAGTATATTAAGTCATCTTTGCTAACCAAAGATTATACGGGATCAGCTAAGGGTGAAACTGCTTTTGATAATGAAAGCGATAAAATTAAGCAGACATATCTTGATCTCGCAAAGGCTATTAATAGTATTGACTGGTCTAAAGCTGCAGGCGATCCAGCAGCATTAAAACAAACGCTCTCACTTCTGCAACAGTGCTCTGACGCATATCGCGCTATTCATTCGAGCTATACGCAAGACGATCTAGAAAATGTGTATAAGGTAAATGGCGATATGCTCGGCGACAAGCCAATTACAACCGTTGAGCAGGCATTTGCAAAGGCAAATGGTATGAGCCAAGAGGCCGCTGAAGTTCTACAAAAATTCGATAGCCAGTTTGAAAGTGTTGTCGACAAATTTGCCAAGAACTTCTCTGGTATTTACAGATCAATTGGCGATCAGGTTACGGCGCAGGCAGATGTTGTAAAAAATCTTGAGAGTGGAGCAAACGCGGCAGAGACTCAGGCAAAGGCCGATGAAAAGGCTGCGGCTGCCGCAAGACAGAAAGCAGATGCCGAGCGTGATGCTGCGGCTGCGCTTCGTGAGATGTCAGGTACATCACACGCTACTGTCAGCACAAATTCCGACACTTTATCACTTGCATCGGCGCGTCAACATACGACGAGAATTAAGCTCTCTGTTTCAAATCAGAAAGAGTTTGTCAGCCAGATGCAGAGCGCGATGGCTGCTGCTCAGACGGTTGCGAATCATGGTATTAAGGTTCCGGCTGTGTTATCCAATGAAATGATACAGTCTGTTACCAAGAAATACTCAAAGTCCGGTGCGACAAATCAGCAGGTTGTTATTGATGTTGTCGCTCAGGAGAAGGGCGATCAGACTGCCGCCATTAAGAATATACACACTAGACTACAGACTGCGGCATCTAAGAGTACAATCAACATTCCGGTAAGGGTTAAACTTGCAGAGAACGCTGTAGGTGAAGCCAAGAAGCAGGTGGATCAAGAAGCCAAGAAGCAGGTTGATCAAATAGAATCCGCCGTATCTTCTGGCAACAGACCTAGAGCCACGATTAAACGAAAAATCGTTGTAACACCGGAAGAGTCGACTACCGAGCTTTCTAAAAAGCGTGCGGCAAATGCAGAACAATTAATTGCAGATTCACTGACGCAGATTAAGGCAAATGCCAGTGTACCAATTACGTTTAATATCGCGTTCAGGCCTGACCTTGCTACGATTCAGAAGGAGTTTGCTGATGCCTCCGCTGCTATGCGTGCAAGCGCATCGTCTCCTATTCAGTTTAACGCTGATTTAAGCAAACTTAGTTCCGGGGTAAGTGGATCTGCCACTACTGCTTCTGCCGTTATGATCCCGGTAACACCCGATGCTGAATCTTTTGTTAAGGAACTTCCAAAGTTGTCCGCCGCTGCAGCAAGCGCTTCTCCGATAACAATACCGGTTGTTCCAAATACGACTGACTTTGCGGCTCGTATTAAGGCCGCTGCTGATTCTGTTGGCCCTGTTTCTGTAAATGTTACACCGTCTAAGACTGTAGCTAACGGCTCAACTAATGTCACAGTTGCACTTGATCCCACATCTGCTATTAGTGGCTTCTCATCGCTGATGGGCGCAATGAAGACTCAGGGCAATGTGACAATTCATACAGTTCTTGATTCCAAATCGACGTACGCGGAGTTTAGCGCTTTAATTGCAAAGATGCGTAGCAGGACAACCTCTAATCCTGTTAAAGTTCATCTTGCAGTTAATGATTCTAAGGATTTAGAAAAGCAACTGAGTGGATTGTCTGAAGCATATAATGCGCACATACAATCTGTTAATAATTTTTCCACTGCAGAAGGTAATGCACTTGATGCGGTAACCGCAAAAGCCAGGGATCTTCGTACTGAGATTATAAGCGCTGCGCAGCAGATTCCGACGCTTATTAAGCTTCTACAAACATATAAAAAGTCTGGCGGTGGTTCTCAGCAGTCGAGAACGGCAACGACCGCAAAGAGTGCAACTCGTTCAGCGCTGAACAGTTATCAGAAGTATTCTAACGAATCATCCCGTGTGCTCGGTAAGATTGGTGAATACGGAAATTATAATACCGAAGATGTGCAGCTTATTATTGGCAAGATTCAGCAGCTTAATACTGAGCTTGTTAAGGCCAGAAATAATGTGCTTGCAATTACGCATAATAAGGACGCGTCTCCGGACGATGTAACGCGCGCATTAGACGGATTCAATGTCAAACTGACTGATACACGCGCAAAGCTGAGAGATGCAGCTAATGATGCGGCTCAGTTAAACCGCGAATTTGTATCCTTATCAAAAGATAGCGAAAATAAGGTAGCAGATGTTAGCAGCAGTCTTGAGGCTATTGATAAATATGTCTCAAACCTCCCAGAGCAAAAAATTGAGAAGTTCTATAACGATATTAGTGCGTATACGCAAAAGATACGTAAAGAGGGGTCGAAATTCATTCAAGATGCCATGAATCCGGCATCGACCCGTGCAGATTTGGCAAAGTCTTACGACGACTTTCAAAAGTATTATAGGGTTATTTGGCGTGGCGTGCAGAAGATGTCTGCCGATAAGTCTTATAATATGTCGAATCCAGATAAGGCATTCACCAAGGGAAACGTTTTTGCAGATAATGTGAATTCTCTGCAAGATTTCCAAGCGCAAGTTCAGCAGAGGCTTCGATCTTACAAAGAGTTCAATGGAGACTTTATCAATAATGGCACGCAGTGGGTTGGGACATATCGCGATGCAACAGGTGCTGTTAAGAATCTGACGCTTGCAATGGATCAGAATAATAAGGTTGCTCGCGAGTATGCTTCTGACATTAAGCAACCCACATCTGCGTTACAGCAAATGGGCGCGGTTGCGCAGCGTGCTGCAAACTATATCGTCAGTTCGTTGGCTACCCTTGTGTCGTTTAGGATGGTTATCGATTACGTCCGTACAGGCCTTGGATATGTCCAGCAGCTTGATACCGCGCTTGCTCAACTCCAAGTTGTTACCGGGCAGTCATCTGGTGCGTTAAAAGAAGCTGAGGAGCGTGCTCGTTCTATTGGCGATGCCATTGGAAGCACAACGACAGAAGTGTTAAATTCGGCAACAGACTGGGCAAGATTGGGCTATTCCATGAGTGACTCTCTCACTCTTGCGCAGAAATCCGCAGAGCTTGCAAAGACCGGATTCATGGATGTAGCGACCGCTACTGAGCAAATGACTTCTGCCATTCAAGCCTTCTATGGAGCCAAGATTAGCAGCGGCTTAATTAGTGTGGGCGATGCTGCGTCGCACATCAATGATGAGCTTGTTCAAATCGGTAACAATATGCCGATAACGTCTCAGGGGCTTGGTGAGGCTCTTGAACGTTCTGCAGGTTCGTTGGTGGCTGCAGGGAATACACTCGAAGAATCGGTTGCTCTGATTTCGACAGCAAACTCTACTATTCAGAACCCAGAGTCTGTTGGTAACGCCTTAAAGACTGTGTCTATGAGACTAAGGGGTACTAAGGTTTCAGACATATCAAATGAGTTGGGAGAAGACGTATCTGACGACTTTAAGAATGCAGCGCAGGATGCATCAAAGTTGTATTCCGTTATCAAGCAGCTTACTGCCGTTAAAGCGAATGATTTTCAAGGCGTTAGTATTCTTACAGATACCGGCGCTTATAAATCGACGTTTGAAATTATAAAGGAAATTGCAAACGTTTGGGGACAGATGACGGACATTAATCAGGCTGCACTCCTTGAGCAAATTGCAGGCTAGTCGATACATGCCTGAATGCATAGAAATATGCATTAAAGAATATATCTAAAACCAGTAACGCCTAAGAGCCATATCACTACAGCACGAGATGAAATATGCTTGTACGAATGTAACGAAAGTAAAACAACGATATGGATGGCACATGGTCAAAAACCTAAATGCCGTAACAATGGCCGCTTGGTCGCGAAGTCCCGAAAAGGGATGTGTCAAACGATCATCCACACGTCATGGAGTAGGGCACAAGTTTATGGTGTTCGAAATGGTATAGCACTCTTCTATTTTAGAAAGTGTTAAAAAATGATCTGAACTCTGTACGAAAGGCAGAGGGTTGTTAAAGACAGTTCGTAGCTGTCTTTTTTTATGCAATAAATTTCGGAAACGGAGACAAGATGGAAAATAATCCGTGGACGAAAGAAGAAATGGAATTTGTGGCTACACATGTCGATTCAATGACTGATACACAAATAGGTCAGTATTTGAATCGTTCGGTAACATCTGTTCAGAGTTATCGCTCAAAGCATCATATGCTAAAAAAGAATCCTTATCATTCTAAATATACATACAACGATGTTGTATATCAAATGAATAAACGCGGATATGAATTATTATCTACTAGCAATGAATTCAAAAATGCATCTTCTAAAATGCGTTATATATGTCCAAAGCATCGTGATAAAGGAGTCCAGCAAATAAACATAGGCCATCTTATTCAAGGCGAAGGATGTATGTATTGTGGCTGGGAACGCACAATTGCTGGCGAGCGTATGGATGATTTGTCAGTATACAATGATGAAGCCAAAGAACTTTGTAGGAAGTGTGAATTTGAATTTGTTCGCATGGGCCGTGATAATAAAGGATATGTAAGCGTATATTACATTTGCACGCACCACAGAGAAGCTGGCGTGCAACATATGCGTATCTATAATATGCGGCGTTCTAATATTATCGGTTGTCCGTATTGCGTGGATAAAAAGAAATTCAAATTTTCACATGGCGAGAAAGCGATCAAACAATTTCTTGACGATCATAATATTAATTATATACAAGAATATCGCTTTAATGATTGTCGTGAAACTACCACTCTTCCATTTGATTTTTATCTTCCTAATAAAAATACAGTTGTTGAATATGATGGTGAACATCATTACCATCCAGTGCAGTTTAATGGTATTTCGGAAGCGGCCGCACAAAAGGATTTTAATGATATCCAAAGGCACGATAAAATCAAAAATCAATATTGTGCAGACAACGATATAAAATTAATTCGCATCCCATATTGGGATAAATCTAACATAAATGATATATTATCAGAAAATTTATTGCATAAATTAACCGCATAGGCCCTACGAACCTATGTAAACATATTTGAAACGTCAAGCCTCTGCAATAGCGGCAATATTCCAAGATCCTGAACTCTTACAAAAAGGTGAGGATTATGCTAATAGTGCAGTGGGCGCAACTGAAAAAGCCATGGATGTCGCGCTTGATACCATTGAAGTCAGGGTTAAGCGTTTGCAGAATGAAGCCCAGACATTCTGGCAGGAACTGGTTAACTCAAACGGTGTCAAGACGCTTACAGATGGATTAACAGGTGCACTCAATATTGTTAATGAAATTGTCAAGGCGTCGCATGGTGCATTTGGAGGAAATGGGACCGCCGGTCTTTTAGGATTGGTTGCTGGTGGTGCACAGTCTGCGTTTAATAAAATTCGAAATGGTGCTAACTCTAGCGGTGGTGCCATAAGCTTTACTGGTAACGGCACATATGCCTTTGGAGTTAAGCTTGGAAAATCTCAAGCTTCAAAGTATTCTGCAGTTATGGATCAGAGAGGCACAATTTATTCTGCAGATGATATTGCGATTGTTGATAAGATTTATCAGGCATACAAAAAGACAGGAACCGGAGTACAAGCATTAAACGCCGCAGTGAAACAAGCTGGTTTTAGCGTAAAGGGTCTGAATCAGAATTGCAATCACCTTGTTGCATCAATGCAAAATGATTCTGATGCTGTTGGCGTTCTTATCGCGAGCTCTAAGTCCTTATCGCAAGGCGTCAACGCTGCTGGCGAGTCAATGAAAGCGTTTGGCCGTGTAGCACTGAGTTCATTAGCATCTGGATTACTTAGCGCTGGAATATCTATTGGTATTTCCGCGTTAATGAAACTTATTGATAATTATGTTAACCGTCTTGACACTGCTATCGACAAGGGTAACGAGTTTTCCAAATCAATTCAGGAACAGTCGAACACGTATAGCGACAACGAGAAGCAGATTGAGTCTCTTCGTGATGAGTACGATACTCTCGCTCGCGGCGTAGATGAGCATGGTAAAAATGTTTCTCTTACAACCGATCAGTACAAGCGTTATAAGGAAATTGTGTCTCAGATTGTCCAGCTCGCTCCGTCTGTTGCTAAAGGATATAGCGACGAAAATGGTTATCTTGTAGATCGCAATAAGCTGATTGACGATGCCATCGCAAAGCAGAAGGAGTATAACGCCGAAGTTCAACAAAAGCGCTTTGGTTCTGAAGGCTTCGCGACAGAAATAAACGGCCAACTCGCGACCGCACAGCAGGCCAAGCAGTCTTCTATTAAGGGGCAGCTGAGTTGGTTTGACCGATTCAAAAATGCAAAGCCCGCTATTGATACAACCTCCAGCTATTACAATGACGCTGGTCCTCAGCAAGATTATGATGAATATGCGGAGGCGCAGAAAGAATTTTTAGGCAAGCTTCAAAAGGCGTTTGATCTGTCTAAACATCCTGGCTCTGAAACACTCGATGAATATCTGCAGAAACAGTTTAGCATTAGCGGCGCTACCGTCGACAACATTACGCAGATCTCGAAGTCTATCGATAAGATCACTGACGGCCTTAAGCCGAAGGATTCAAAAGCAAAATCACAGCTAAGTAGCATTACTTCTGATTTGAGCAGATCGGCAGCGAAGTGGGTTAATGATGCTGAAACTGTAGATTCTGTAAACAAGGCGATACAGGACAATTTTACAGCCTATGTAGAAAATGCCGTAGATGGATATGATAAGCTGAATGATGCTCAGAAGGCTGCCATTAAAAACAGCATAAGCAACATGACTTATGCCGATGTTATTAAGGGAACTAAGTCAGAGCAGGATCAAAGCATTCTTTCTGGAACGTGGGAAGTTGATGACGAAAAGCGTAAGGCACAGCAGAAAAAATATGAAGATATGGTTAAGCTGCTGCAGAATACATCGTCTCAGAAGGCCATAAGCCAGGCAAGTAAGATTGATACAAGTCTTGACTATGTTTCCTACGAAAAGCAGTATAAGGCAAATATTTCTAAGCTCGAACGCACGCTAAACGACGTTAATAAGAGCCAAAATCTTTCGTTAAACCCCGCTGATATCAAACAGCTTGTTAATATAACGCCTGTTGATCAGGATGGCAATGACCTTCATGCAGATCCGAAGGCGATGGCAGATCGCCTGAAAGCGACGCTGAAAGATGGCGCAAGCGCCGTTGATAATATGACGATGGATCAGATCAACGTTATGTATCCAGTCGTCGAGGAAATTGCAGAGGAACACCCTGGGGGCACAATCGAGCTTGATAAGGCAAGGCAGATGTTAAGCCTGCAAACGCGCATTGAGGAGTTAAAGAATAAGAGCGTTGCTTCATATGGAAACCTCAAAACGCAGGTCGAATCTTACGCTTCTGCTATAAGCGGCCTAAATGATATCACGGCAAATAATCAGATTATTACCACCGACATGTACAATACTCTGGTTTCAGCCGGAGTCAGCGTGCAGGATCTTGATAGTGTTGTGCGCGAATTTGGCCCTGATGTCGATGGTAATACCACATATCTTGTCGAAAACATTGACAAGCTTAAAGAGTTTACTTCGGTTGCCAATGAAGCGGCCAAGACAAGTATTGCTGAAAATATAGATGTTCAGCGTCGCCGTTATGCCGAACTTTTGGATCAGCTCGATAAGGTTGTAACTGAGAACTATAACTATGTTCAGTCTAATCATAAGCTTACGGAATCACGCAAGGATGATGTTCGCTCGATTCAGGAACAACTTGACCAAACGCAGGACTTGCTTGAAAGCTATGCGGCGCTGCAGGTGCAGGTTTCAGCAACATCGCAGTCATATTCTGCGTTCAAGAAAGCAAAAGAATATGACTCTCGCACGGATTTTGGTTCTGAAGCCGTTGAAATGATAACCGAGCTTGCAGACGACATGCGCAATGCGACATATGGTACTGAAGCGTTTAAGGCGGCCATGAATGCCATTGTGCCGAAGTCAGCACTCACCAATCTGGATGATGCAAACCAAAAGATTTATGACACTGCAACATATCTGAAGAAACTTAAATCAGACGGATATTTGAATATTGATTCAGATGGCGTTCTGAAGGGACTTAATGTTGATCAGTTTGTACAGACGGGCCTGAAAAACGGAGTGTTCGAAGGTTCTGAAGGGCATCTTCGTCTGAACGATACGATTACGTCTATCGATCAGGTCGCACAAAAGTTTCAAATGACGATTCCTATGGTGCAGGCGTTTGACGAAGCACTGAAGCGTGCTGGTACTACTAGCCGGTCTATGTTTGCTGGTCTGATAGGTGACGATACCCAAAATCAAATCTATCGAACGCTGCAGGATTTAAATGATGCCGAAAACGATCTTCAGGCCGCAATGAATCAGGGTGTAGATTCATCTACGCTGAAGCAGTACAAAGACAAGGTTGACGCAGTACACAAGGAGGTGTCCGACCTTGCGTCGTCTGGCGTTAGGAAGCGCGTGTCAGACTATTTCGATGCGAAGGATAAGCTTAGCGACCTTGATTTACACGGCGGTTCTGAAGGTCTTCGTAAGAAACTTGAGGAACAGCTCAACCAGAAGCCGACGCAGCTCGATGTACAGCTAGCCATTACGAATTTCGACGATGAGCTAAAGATATTGCAGGGCAAGTCTAAGAGTAAGAAGCTTGAGCTGTATGGTGAGATTAATCACGTCGATACGAGCAAGAAGCCTGTCAGTGATGCCGTTCTTAATGAGTGGGTAGAAAATCGTATCCAACGTGACACCAAGCTAAAGAAGCAGACATCAGAGTTTGCAGATGATGAATCAAATGCTGCTCAAAATGAGATGGACTCTCTCATAAAGCAGCTTGATGACACCAATTCTGCTCTTGGAGAACTTACGGATGCCGTTAAAGAGGATGCGGCTGCGCATTCTGGTGACAAGTCAGAAGAGTCTACGGCTAAGAGTAAGAAAGAAACAGATTCTTACAATATTAATGCAGACGCCTCTAATGGTAATAAGACTTTTGATGATTTCGGGAAATATGGCAAGAAAGTGTTTTCTGAAATTGATAACGCAAGGCCTAGTATTCACCTAAATGGATCGCAAGCATTTTTAACACTTCATGATATTTCTGCTGCCATAAAACAAGTATCCGATGATGCCGCAAGCGTACAATTGCCTGGTGCTACATTTAAGAAAAGTGTTACAGAGTCTAATGCGAAATCGAAGGCAAAATCGAGCGGTAAGGCCAAGGCTAACGGCGGCATTGTAACCGGTGAGTCAAAGGCTCTTGTTGGAGAACTTGGCCAGGAGCTTGTCGTCAATCCTCATACCGGGAAATATTATACGGTTGGTGATAATGGTGCTGAGTTTGTGTCTTTGCCAAAAGATGCAATTGTGTTCAACCATCTTCAAACAAGGCAGCTGCTCAGTAAAAATCATACTGGAACCCGCGGAACTGCACTTGCTTCCGGCAATGCGTATAGTAAGACGAAGGTCCATCCTGTTGTGAGTCCATCGGGTGGCGACACGTCGGTATTAGGGGCAATTGAAGTCGGTTATGGTTCCTCAGCCATTGCCAAAGATGTAGAAAAGGCCGTTAAAGCATCAAAGAAAGCTGCAGAAAGGGCGTCGAAAGACTGGGTTGAACAGTTTAAGGCGGCTGCAGATAAACTGCGTGAAAATTACGCATCCGGCAAGATTGATGCAGAAAAATACTTCGACGAGCTGACTCTGCTTTATCAGGAGTATTATAAAGGATACGGTCAAAAATCAGACGAAAACCTCAAGAAGCTAAAAGATGCATGGAACTCGCTTTATAGCTCAGAGTCGTCTGATCTTGATAGCAAACATTCAAATGGTGAGATTACTGAGCGCCAGTATCTTGATGATCTTCGCAGCCTTTACAAGCACTTCTATAGCGACGTAAACACGTACGCCAAAGAACACGCCGATGCTCAAAAGGAGTTTGCACAGAAGGCTAAGTCGGCATATCAGAACCTTCTGCAGGCCGGTTCGTCTGTTGTTGCCTATCAGATTAAGCAGCTTCAAAACCAGATGAACGGTGCGGTCAATGCACTGCAAAAGCAGAAAGACGCTGCAGATCGTTCCTACGAGCTTCAGCTTCGTCCGCTTAATGCTGAGATTAAGCGATATGAAAAGCTTGAGAAAGAGCTAAATAAGCAGGTCAAGGCAAAGAACAAGGAACAGGACGCCATTGAGAAGGTTATCACTGCGAAGAACAAGGAAATTTCTGCCATACAGGATGCCTCTCAGGCGCGACAGACAGACCTTGATCTTCAAAAGGCGCAGTACAACCTTGCTAAGGCCGAGCATCAACGTACGCAATATACATACACGAGTAATCGCGGCTTTGTATATCGCGCAAATCCGACAGACGTCAAAGAGGCTCGCGAGAATCTCAAAGAGAAGCAGGAAAATGTTCGTGTCCAGCAGATCAATAATGAGATCGATGCGCTGAATAAAGAGAAAGAAGCCATTCAGGATGAGATCGATAAGATTCAGGAAGTCATTGATCGTTACTCTGAGCATGTAGATGCAATTCAAGAGCAGATTGATGCTATAAATGATTTAAAGGATGCAACCGATCAATATTACGATGACGCAATTTATAATATTCAGCAACAGTACCAGATGCAAATCGATGCTCTGCAGAAGATACAGGATATGTGGGATCAGGCAAATGACTTGTTTGATTTTGCAGAATCTGTACAGCTTTTACAGTCGTTTGGTATCTCGCTGAATGATGTCACAAATAACGCTGGCGCGTCTATTGATCTGGTTAAGGGCAAGCTCGCAGATGTGCTTGCGTACATTTATCAGAATAACGATGCGGCGAAGGAAGTCTGGAGCACTCTGCTCGGGATTGATCTCACTAAGATTACACCTGACATTGACAACTTTGCGCTTGGCATTAAGGGAATCTCGGATTACGCCGGAACAGCCAGCGGAAACGTCAGAATGCTCAATGGCGATCTTGCGGGTGCACAGCTCTCTGGTGTTGCGGCTCAGGGCGGAATCGACAGTGCGGCTAACGCGGTTGACAAACTTGGCTCTGCCGCTTCTACTACCAGCCCGAAGGATCTTGCCGCGACGATGGCGCAGCTCTCTGCTACCGATCTGTCAGGCTTTAATTCTGCCGTTGGTGCGATGGCGGCGAATTCTGCGTCGCTTGAGGCGCTTAATACAGTACTGACGCAGACGCTTAATCTTATGCAGGGTCTTGGTGGTCAGGATGTATTCGGCAACATGTATAACCAGTTCGCGACGTTTGTGACGAACTTCGAGGCGCTTGCCGCGCAGTTCCAGCAGGATATGACCGCATTGTTTGGTCAGGGTCAGGCCGCTGGTAATGACAAGAGTAGCCAGTCAGCCGGATGGTTCGATGGATTCGTCAAGCAGGTAGAGGACATGAACGTGCGCACCTCTGCTGCTCTTCAGAATCAAATTGAACAGTGGACTGCATTCCAGCAGCTCATGGTTGGCGTTCTCGGCGTTGGCGGAGGCGGTCAGAGCAATGGCAAGGGCCAAGGTCAGAGTCAGGGTCAGCAGCAGGGCGGAGGCGTTGGGGCTTCCGGTGTTGCTTCGGCTAACTCTATCATTGGCTCTCTGACGCTTGCGGCTACTGATATGAATGAGGCGTTTGGTAAGTGGGAAGAAACTCTGAATGAGTTTATTACCGGAACTGGCGGATTCACTGATTTTACGAATCAGGTGATGACGCTTATTACCAATATGTCTGCGAAGATTCAGGAGCAGTGCAATGTAGCGATTAATGCAATCAACTCGCTGCTCAACCAGATTTCGGCAGCAAATGCCGCGCTCAGTAGCGTGAATGGTCCGCTCAGTGGAGCTTCGCATGCGTCTGGAACCCATCCGGCCAATGCTGTTGGCTCTACTGGTCTTCCGCGCGACGAGCATCACGCGCTGGTGGGCGAGCTTGGCCCAGAGATTGTTGTCAGTGGCGACAAGTATCGTGTTGTTGGACAGCATGGCGCTGAGTTTACCGATCTGAAGCGCGGCGATATCGTGCTGAACCATATTCAGACGGCTAAGGCGTTTAAGAATGGTGTGGCGCATGCTAATGGGTTTGGCAATCTTATCCCTGCGGCACAGCCTGCGTTTATGGCTAAGCTGAGCGCGGTCGCTGCCAACATCAAGCAGATTTCGCCAAAGTTCGCGTTTGCTGGCGTGAGTGCTGCGTCGAGCAAGCTCGCTACGCCGGACGGAACTAATGTAGTTATTAATGACCTTCACGTGTCACTTCCGAACTTCAATTCGGATAAGGCAGATGATCTTATCAGAGATCTCAGTTCGATGACGCTGAAGGCGGTTCAAAGATACAATAGGCATTAGTGCAGCGGGGAGTCTCATAATATGGGGCTCTCCGCATTTTAATGTGGACAGATATATATGGGAAAGAGAGACGTTTCTGATGTTGTGCTTGAAACAATTGATTATATCGTCAAGCAGAATATGAAAAATTATATCGGGAATTTTGTAAAGTCGGTGGTCAAGGCTGTCAAGAATGGAAAGTATACCGTGTCAATAAACGGCGCTGATTATGATCTTATTTGCGGCGTTGGCGTTTCGTTAAAGGCCGGCGATACAGTCTTGGTCCACATACCAAATAACCAGTTTAAGGACGCGTATATTTGCGCCCTGTTAAAATCATGTAAAGTATAAGGAGGTGGCGTCGCTATGGCAAAACCGGTATTACAGCGTGTAAAAGCATTCGACGCTGATCTCGACCATACATTTTTAGTTTCATGGCCAACTGCGCCAAAGGGTCTAAAAATAGAGGTATATGATGCGGAAACCGCCGCATTAGCATATAGCAACCAGGTAGAAACAAATGTCAGGCAGATTGCAATTCCAAAGGGAAGTTTGACGAACGGAAAGCGGTATTACGCATGTGTATATGTTGAAACTCCATCCAACGTCACGAGCGAGCGATCGGACTATATTTTCTTCTGTTGCTACTCAACTCCGGTCGCGGCATTCTCAAACCTGCCGTCAGGGAGCGTTAAAACAATTAAGGTTGCATCTATCACATGTCAGCTTTCCTACTCGCAGGCCCAGGACCGACAAATGCTGGATTGCGTGTTTAAGCTGTACAATCAGGACTACAACGGAGAAGCCGGGGCAACCCCGATTGCAACATCTAACATATTTTATGACGGAACAACGTCATATACATTTAATGGGCTGAGTGAACAAACATCCTATAAGTTGCAGGGGACTGTCGAAACAGTTGATGGTATGACGGCAGTTACGCCGATATATGAAGTTAGTGTGCGTCTGCAGTCAACACGCTACTATCTGCTAGATGTAAAGAATGAGCCGATGAGCGGACGAATTAAATATTCAACATACTTGATCGCGCTTCAACCGGATACGCCTACAGGCGCAGTTCTTCATAATGATGAGGGGTACGTTGATTGCCGTAATGGTTCATTGACATACAGCCGCGACTATAACATCGATGGCGACTTCTCGTTATGCGCACGTTTTGACCAATATGATCTGACGCATCAGTCGCAGCTAGTGTCGATGAGCGGCGATGGCGGGTCGCTGAATGTTAGCGCGCGGCTTAATGCGGATGCAACCTATTCATTCGTGCTAACCGTTGTAAATGCCGGTAAGACATATACTCTGGCTACCAAAGGATATGACTTGATGGCGTACTCATATGGCTGCCTGTGCGTAAGACGTGTTGGAATGACATATTCTATGGCGGTGCTTAGAGTCCCGCACTACAGTCGCGTTCCTCTGCTCACAGATCCGGATAAGACTCCAATTCTCACTGAGGATGGTAAACAGCTTGTAGCTTTCGAGGTGTTAAGTCCGAAGGAGCTTGCAAAGCTCGAATATGATGGTTCGGACTCGATTACGGTAAGCGGCACAATCACAAACTATACATCCGCTACGATGAACAATGCCAGATTCTTCTATTGGACCATTACGCAGGATACCGCGTTTGATAAATATGATGAATCGACATATCCGATTGACTGGTCGCTTGACACAATTATGACGACGTCGTTCGATAACGATACGCTGACGATTGACAACTATCTGGGTGGAAACCTTGAAGATGTTAAATATATTCTGATTAAGCGCAGAAAGTACGGAACACAGTCGTGGCGCACTATACACGTGCAGCAGGTAGAAAAGCTGGGCAACCTGAGCATCAACGGTTACGACTATACCGCGGCGTCTGAGCAGCAGTACGAATATGCCGTTGTTCCGGTTATTGGCAACGAAGAGGGTCTGTATTATGTGGCGGCTCCTGTTCTGTCGCAGTTTGATGGACTGTTTCTGATTGGCTCTGGTGGTACTGTATATGGAACACCAGTCAATGCGACATGCGAGGTAACGCAGACAACGCCGTCGAGCGTCGTAGAACTGCTTCATAGCAAGTATCCGAAGTACTGTAGCAACACGCAGGCAAATTACGAACAGGGGAGTTGTACTGGTTCGTTTGTGTCTCAGAAAGAAATTTGTTCTGGCGTAATTGACACATCTGAAAGCGGCGGATGGCCATATCGTCACAGCTTCCTTGAATTTCTTGGAAACAAAAAGCCAAAGATTATAAAGTTTGAGACTGGCGGACTGTGGCTTGCAAACATCATTAATAGCCCGCAGGACTCTGCGCCGGAAGACAGCCTTCCGGGAGCGAGGCAGATTTCGTTTGATTTTGTTGAAATTGGCGATGGCAACTCTGAGCGCCAGATGTACGAGGCTGGTATATGGGAATATCCAGACTCATGGTGGGAGGGGGTGTCGTAAATGTATACACCTACCGACGAAGATTTTGCATTGCTTAATCAGTCGCAGATTATTTTATATCTAAGTGTACAGATTATTAATAAAGACGGGGTTATGGTTGATGAAGTGCACGGCATGATAGATGGCGGCAGCTTCTCAATCGACGCCACATCTGATGTCAGGCGCACGATGAGTGTGAAGATGACTCCGATCAACTCAAACGGCGATGCTATCTGGAATGGCGTGATGCCAAATGCGACATTTGATATGTCTGAACGTGCGAACCTTTGGATAGATAATAAAGAAATACTGAAGTGTGGAATTAAAAATGTCCGAACTGACCAGATTAAGTGGTATCAGCTCGGCGTTTTTATTTTGCAGGATGAAAATTTGACATATGACGCGACTACACATGAGATGACAATTAACTGCGGAGACCTGATGTTAAAGCTGAATGGCACTGTAAACGGACAGCTCGGACAGCTCACGATCAAGATTCCAGCCTATGAGGAAGATTCAAACGGAAATCCGACAAAGTACAACATCGTGCGTGATGCGATGGTAAAGACAATTACCCAGCTCGGCGGAGTGCAGAACTATATTGTTGATGATATCGGGGAACTTGACGGAATGGCCCAGTATAACGCCAACTATCAGGCGTATCGCACTGCTCATCCGCTGTGGAATAATGTTCCGTATGATCTGGAATTTTCTGCCGGATGTTCCGTTCTCGATATTGTCACAAAGCTGCGCGATCTGTATCCGAACTACGAGACATACTTTGATGAATACGGCGTGTTTGTGTGCGGAATGATCCCCACCTGTTACTACGATACCGTGTATCTTCGTGATGATATTTTGCAAAAATATCTTATTTCCGAGAGTGTAACTCGCAAGCTTGACGGAGTTAGAAATGTCGTTGAGGTGTGGGGTGAATCTCTGGATGCAGACTACTATTCTGAGGCTGTGACTAATAGTGGTCGCGTATATTCGTGCAGCATCAGCGGCATGACAGACAAATATATGAACGGCGATAAGATTGCGCTAAAGGTTCCGAGCACAAACGGTGCGAATCAGAAGATCAATATAAGCGGACTTGGCAATCTTGATATCTACAATGAAGAGCTGGATGTTCCGCTCGCCGCTGGAACTCTCGAAGCTAATAACGTTTATGTGTTTACTTGTAAGAAGATTTATGACTCTTCTGCGAAGGCCGAGTCTCTTAAGTTTTATCTGTCTGGGGCATATCAGTGCCATGGTTTAGCCGTGCTTTCAGATGGCACGACTGAGCCTAATGGCTGGACCGATCCCGATACTGGAACTGTTTATAACAAATACAGCAAGGAATATTTTCAAACAAAGTATAACTGCAAAAACTGCGAGGTTTGGGTGATTCCAGATTCTCCATTCACGGTTCAGAAGATTGGTGAGCGTATGGATTGCAAGACAGGCGACGAGTACTCTTCTATCACCGCTGACTCTCTGGCACTGGCACGTGCTCACTATGAGCTGTGGAAGGATGCGCGTCTGACTGACTCTATCACGCTTACGACGTTGATCATGCCGTGGCTTGATGTGAATACAAAAGTCACCTACAAGCCGCAGAATTCGCAGTTTACTAATCAATATATTATTAAGAATGTCAGCCACGATTTCAGTGAAATGAAGACAACGATTGAAATGATGACATTCTATCCGCTCTACGAAGATACGAACGCCGGCGGATTATCGAGGTGATTCCGATGGCAAGGAAAAAGAAACAAGCTGAACAAACGTTTACAAAGAAACTCGTAGTTGTCATGCTCATTGTTGGCGTGTTAAACGCAGAAATCCCATTCATTTTATCGGCCTTTGGCAGGGATCCTGTCGTTGACATTGGACGCCTATGGATTACGCAAATTATCGCGGTTATCGTCGGCTACTATGTCAAGTCGTATTTCGGGAAGAAGGCCGAGGAAGATACGCGGCTTAAGGAAACATACGTATACGGCGGAAGCGCCGCTGAGGATGATGGATTGGATTTTGAAGATTTAAATGATGACGTCGCACAAGGATAAGGAGACTAAAGATTATGGATATTGCTCTGTTTATGACATTATTGACGATTGGCAGCGTAGTAAGTTCTCTGCTTACGCAGGCTATTAAGAAAGCATATGAGAATGCGCATCTGACGTATAGCGCGAATATGATCGCTCTGCTTGATGCAGCGATTGTTGGCGGCGGCGGAACGATTGCTACGTTTATTTTTAAGCATGCGCCGGTTAATCTGACAAATGTGACATTTGTCGTTGTAATGATTGTTGCTACGTGGATCTCTTGCACAATTGGATATGACAAGGTAATGCAGACTATTGGACAGCTCGCCGCAAATAGTAAGGAGTGATTTGCATGGCTGAAAAATACATTATTGATCTTAGCGAGTTTAATCAGGTGACTGACTTTGCGCAGGTAGCAAAGAACGTCAGCCTGATTATTTTTCGTGTTGGGTATCGTTATAGTGTAGACGCCTCTATCAAATATGACGCGAAGTATCACGAATATCTGAACGCTGTGAAGCAATATAAAATTCCATTCTCATTTTATTTTGTATCTCAGGCAACCACAGATCTTGAGGCACGTCAGGAGGCGCTGTTTGTGGCGCAGGAATGTAAGGATAATATCGAAACATATCATGTTCCGGTATTTGTTGATACGGAGAAAATCAACGGACACTCTCGCGGGGATGTAATGACCAAGGCACAGCGTACTGCATGCATTAAGACATTCTGTGACACTCTGCAGCAGCAGGGGATTCCGGCAGGTATTTACTCAAATCTCAACTGGCTTAATACCGCGCTCGATATGTCTAAGCTGCCGTACACCGTGTGGATGGCCGAATATGGCGAAAAAGATACTTATCCTGGTGCTCATCTGCTCTGGCAGTATACATCAAAAGGGTCAATCCCGGGCATTAACGGGAATGTGGACATCAGCAAGATTGTTGACAAGAAAGCAACGCCTGTAAAGAAGGCCGCCGCTCCGGTGATCCCTGCGGAAATTCAGAAGGTTATCACTGCCGAAAAGCGCGAGCTTGGCTATCTCGAAAAGAGGTCAAATCTTCATCTTGATAACAAGACGGCAAATGCCGGGTCTGCGAATTACACAAAATATTGGCGTGACCTGTATCCGGCATTTCAGGGTCAGCCGTGGTGTGCGGCGTTTCAGTGCTGGTCGTTTGTCAAGGCACTCGGAACGGCTCGTGCAAAAGAACTGTTGCTCGGCAATTATACTTATTACTGCCCTACTCTGGTCAACCGCTATAAGAAGGCGAATCAGTGGTATGCATCTCCGAAGGTCGGGGATCTGATTTTCTTCAAGAATAAAAGCGGAGAAGCTGCGCATGTCGGCTATGTGGTTGATATTGATACTAGTAAGCATTATGTCCACACGATTGAAGGCAACACCAGCTCTTCTGCTGGCGTGGTGGCTAATGGTGGTGGTGTTTTTGCGAAGTCATATCCGCTTTCGTACTACCGGATTCTTGGATATGGTCGTCCGAAATATGCATCTGCTGCAGAACACAAAACTCAGAAGCCAGCATCTGTTGAGGACACACTGAAGGTTGCCGATGCGAAGTTCTACAACAAAAACATTGCAGGTATATATCGTGTCACTGCGTCGAAGCTGAATATGCGCACAAACGCTGGCACACAGTATCCGGTAATTGCGGTGCTTACAAAGGATAATCAGGTAAATAACTATGGTTACTACAGCAAAGACAATGACGGCAAGGAATGGCTCTATATCAAAGTCGGTAAGTATACCGGCTATGTCATGAGCGTGTGGCTTGCCAGAATCTAAAATCGCTCAGGAGGTTAGACCAATGGATTATTCAATGTTGGCCGTCGCTATTCCGGAACAGATTGCGGCGGTGTCCGTTGGCACTGTTGCTATTTGGATTGTGGCAATTACCGGAGCCTGCGTGGCTCTTTATAAATATCTGGAAAAGTATCGTGAGCTTAGAAATAAAATCGACATATATAGGAATGCTGTCGATTCTAACAAAGCCGAGATCACAAGTGCTAAAGAGGAACTGCAGAAAATGAAGTGTGTGTATGACAATGAATTAAAGTCAATAAATGAAAATATTGACAACATACGACAAAGCATTGAACAGCTCATGGAGTCACAAAACAGCCTTGTGGATTATCAACATTCACGTGACAGAGCTGACCTGAAAGACCAGATAAGAGAATATTACGATGTTTATCATCGTAGACAAACTATTACGGTAAGGGAGAAAGAGACGTTGATGGATTTGATCGACGCATATGAACGGGCTGGCGGCAAAAACAGCTTTGTGCACACGCTCGTTCTCCCGGAAATACCCACATGGAAAGAAGAAGAATAAATAACGGAGGTTGTACCTATGTCGGTGAATAAATTAGTTGCCACCTTCGACAGGACACGATCTGTGACGACGCATTACGTATATCAGTATGACTATGGTGCTGTGCTATATATCAATGGAGTGAAGAATTTGCCAGACTCTGTGGAGGTACAGTTTACATACAACCCTGTACGTGGCAGAGCTATAGTTCGTGTTGGCACTACGTCAGATGGTGTTCTGTCTGTCGATATTCCTAATCCGTTTCTTGAAAATAATGGAATAACTATTAACTACTACGTGTTCGCGCTGTTCTATGTAGAGGATGCTGACGCAAAATATGGGAAAACTCTGTATACCGTCAGAATCCCGGTAAAGACAAGGCAGGATCCGCACACTGATAAACCGGTTGATGAAGGCGCATTTGCACAGGCAGTCAAAAATGTTGGCGATCTCGCAAAGCAGGCCGAAGCATATAAGAAGCAGGCTGAAGCGTGGGCGCATGGCGACGTTGCAGATTATCCAGAGTGCGATGGAGATAACGCCAAGTACTGGTCGGAAGCATCCAAGGCATATAACGATTCTGCAAAGACGTATTCTGAGGCCTCAGAAGCCTCTGCAACGCGTTCTGGCAAGTCTGCCGAGCAATCGTCCGCGTCTGCATCTACGGCGGGATATAACGCCGATACAGCGCGTCAGGCGGCATCTGATGCAGCGGGTAGCGCAGCATCGGCGAAGAAATCAAAGATAGCAGCAGCTGATAGCGCAAACGCATCTGCAAAGTCAGAGGCAAACGCTTCGCACTATGCGGATCGGGCAAAGGCGAATGCGGATTTTGCGAAAAAATATGTAGATGAACACTATAGAGAAATTGACATTAACACGGATGATAGCGGAATAAACGCATTACTAAAAGATATTAACGGCAATCTTGTATCGACAAAGCAACTACTTGGGTATGACAGATTGAAGCAGATGATTGAGGATTTAAATCATCCGCTTGAGATGCTTGAGTTTGAAACGCATTTTGATTTTCCAAATGTTGGGCAGAAAAACAAGCTCTATCTTGACAAGTCGACTGGAGATATTTTTCTATATGGCGCTTTCGGGAACGCATATACATCGGTTGGTGTTGCGAATGATGACGTGGTCTATGGAGGAGGGGCATAATGGCTCGTACAGTTATAACAAAAATATTGCTTAGAAACGATACCGCGGCGACATGGGCATCGAAGAACCCTGTCCTCGGTAAGGGCGAGGCTGGTGTTGAAGTCGATACCGGACTCGTGAAATTTGGTGATGGTACGTCAACGTGGAGTTCACTGAAATATGCAGGCTACACTAAGCAGTCTCAGCTTGTAAATGATGACCACACAGTAAAGGACGCTGATTATGCGTCGATTAAGTCGAAGGTAAATGGTATCGCTGCCGGTGCGCAGGTAAACGTGCTTGAAGGTGTTAAGGTAAACGGAACTGCACTCACACCGTCTGCAAAGGTCGTTAATGTCACAATTACCACAGGAGCCACCGACGGATCCATTGCGGTAAACGGTACAGATATTGTTATTAAGAATTTTTCGAATAAAGCGAACAAGGCGACGACGCTTGCCGGATATGGCATTACCGACGCATATACCCGCGCTCAAACTGATAGCGCGATTTCGTCTGCTGTCGCATCTGTTTTTAAATATAGGGGAACAAAGAAGACATCTTCCGAACTTCCTACCAGCGGACAGACTATTGGTGATGTTTATTTTGTAGCTGCTGATAGTTCTGAGTATGCGTGGAATGGCGATAAGTGGGAAGAGCTTGGTCCTGTGATTGATCTTAGTCATTTTATTACGTCGATTTCAATTGCAGGACTCACTCTCTCCTCTTCTGCTACCAGCATCACGCAGGCGCAGCTTCGCTCTGCGCTTGGGCTTGGTGCGGCTGCATATCTCGGAGTGTATAAGAGTACGGACTCTACCGCCCCGTCGAATGGCGATGCGGCTGTGCCGACCGTCAGCGAGATGAATAAGATGATCGCTGATGCGAAGATTTCTGCCGATAGCCAGCTGATACTTGACTGCGGAACGAGTACTACAGAGGTGAGCTAATGAGAAAGTTAATAGGTAAAGTTTTAACACGCCGCGATACTTCCGCCAACTGGACAAAAAATAACCCAATTCTTGGTGAGGGCGAATGCGGATATGCGACCGATCTGCGCAGGACGAAGCATGGTGACGGAACGACGAGATGGAATAGTCTGCCGTGGGATGATGCCGCTACAGCGAATGGCCATTCGATAAATTCTGACGTTCCGGAAGGGGCGAAGTTTACGGATACCACGTATTCTGTTGCCACATCTAGTGCAGACGGTCTGATGAGTAAGACGGATAAAGCCAAGCTCGACGACATCGGAGCAGGGTCGAATGTAAAGTCTGTCAACGGTAAAACGGGCGCGGTGACTCTCAGTAAGGCGGATGTCGGCCTCGGCAATGTTGATAATACGAAGGACGCGGATAAACCAATTTCAACGGCTGTTCAGACGGCTCTTGATGCTAAAGCTAATAATTCTGTCGCTACAGAAAGCACAGATGGTCTCATGAGTGCTGCTGATAAAACAAAGCTGGATGGGATCACTTCTACCTATGCAACAAAGTCAGAACTTTCCTCCCATTCTCAAGATACCTCTAACCCACATAAAGTGACGGCTTCTCAAGTTGGTGCTCTTCCTTTATCGGGAGGGTCATTGACCGGAAATTTGACTGCTCCGAGCTTTCAGACCGGAACCGGAGGTGCAAATTATTTTCAGTGTAGAAAATTCCGTGGTGAAGGAGATGCTAATACTTACTATCATGCTGTCGATTTTGGATTTGGGGGTCATGACCAAGTAGATTTCTATGAGTATGGCGGTAAGTATGTTTTCCATAAACATCAACAAGCAGCAAAGAGTAGTGGCGATGCGATTATTGGCGAGATCAACAGCAATGGATTCGTTGGTAAGGTAAACGGTCATACAATAAATGCAGATGTCCCAGCAGGAGCTAAGTTCACCGATACAACCTATTCTAATGCCACTACATCGGTAGCAGGTCTTATGTCACCTACTGATAAAGCAAAGCTCGATGGTATCGGAACCGGAAGTAATGTCAAGTCGGTGAATGGTAAGACCGGAGCTGTAACGCTGGAAAAAGGTGATGTAGGACTTGGGAGCGTAGATAACACCAAAGATGTAGACAAGCCCATCTCAATTGCCATGCAGACGGCTCTCGACAAAAAAGCGGATAAAACTATTGCTACCTCCAGTACAGACGGGCTGATGAGTAAGACGGATAAAGCCAAGCTCGACGGCATCACCGGACAGGTGACAGCAGATAAGGTCAACGCCCCGGACCACACCACGGATTTGGTGCAGTATGGCGCATTTCAGATCGCAGCTCAGCAAATCATTTCGCAGATCCCAACCGACGACAGCATTAGTGAAACAACGATGAATTTCACTTCCTCCGACGTCGAGGACGGCAGTGCGACAGCGTGGACCTCAGTTCCGGCGCTTGCATCAGGCGAGAAACACAGCACGATTCTGGGCAAGGTATCTCAGATGTTCAAGAATGTAAGATACCTGTTCAAGATGCTTGGCACCACCGACATAAGCGGAACCGGGGACGGCACAGTAACCGGAGCAATTATTGCGCTAAACGCCGATTTAACGCAATTGTATAAAATGATATTCAATGATGACCAGACAACCGATGACCAGACAACCTGGGAAAAACTATACCCAGTAGGTTCCGTGTATATTTCCTTTGACCCCACCGACCCCGGAACACTCTTCGGCGGTACGTGGGAGCAGATCAAAGATCGTTTTCTGTTAGCGGCAGGCGATACCTATGCGGCAGGAAGCACAGGAGGTGAAGCTACGCATACGCTGACGGTGGATGAGATGCCGAGCCATTCCCATGATTTCGATCGACAGCAATGGCACCTTAGTGACGAAATCTCAATAGCTAGCTCCGACGCCATTATTAATTGGAGAGAACACATCGAGCGCGCTTTTACCGATGACGCATTTAAAGGCAGCGTAAATAACAGCGGTGGCAGTCAACCGCACAACAACATGCCTCCGTATCTGGCTGTGTACATGTGGAAGCGTACTGCTTAAGATACTCTTTTCCACATATAAATCGCAAGGTAAGGTGGCAGATTGTTGTGATGTTGGGAACTGCCTACCCATGAGGTTCTTATAGGACCGTTTTCTCCCCACGGCTCGTTGTTATTTGGGCTGCCTCTATTAACCCATGTGCAGTAATTGCTCTTGTCTGCAATGCTATTCGAGTACCCATCCTGATAACTATCTGATGAGTGTCTATGCTTTGGCATCTCATCCACCGTTAGTGTGTGCTGAAGCTGAAGAGGAGCTAATTTATTATGTCTGAATTTGTAACAGGATTTATGAAAGGAGTGTAAAAAATATGGGAGAAGTTTTAATGCAACCCATGGGTGGCGGTGTTGGATCTGATGATGTCACCGCTGCCAAAGCACAAGTTTTAACTGGATATAACACTGTAACCACCGATAGTGATGATGAAGTCGTAGAAGGCACAATGCCGGATAACGGAACAAACAAAAACGCTGTTTCCGTTGGTGGCGGTAGCGGAAGTTTATATGCATATATGCCTTATGGCCATTATGACAATTATAACAATAGCGGAAATGCGTGGATAAACATTACCAATGATCAAGCGAAGACTCTCGCAAATAATGCTGGAGTTGGATATAATCAGGGTGTTTCCGATGCAGATG